GTTCTTGACTACTGATTTGAAAATTATCACAATCGATAATGAACTATACACGTTCTTCTTTGCTAATGAGCAAATTAGAACTCTTGCTGAAAAGGCAATTAAAAATATTCTTTATACTAAGGGTACTAGTGTAACTAGTCCTCAATATGCGGCATCATTTGCAAATGCTACTGCATATAGAGATTCAATTACTCCAACTGATATTGCTGCAGTTTCCTGCAGAATGAGAGAACTCCTTGATACTGCTCTGAATACATTATTCCCAGGAAAAATTGAAGCAAGAAGTGCAGTTAAGAATATCTTATTTAATGAAAACTATTACAAGCAAGAAATTGCTGCTAGTGTAAATAATCAGTTTGGTCAGGATTCTTGGAAATATGATTCTTTCGTTGAAGATATTATCAATATTGTTGAGTATGATTTCATAACAAGTAACACTACAGATACTCAAGTTGCGTATACATTAACTTTCTCTTCATTCTACGGGACATTTATTACTGGTGAAACTATTACTAATGGATCTGCAACAGCAACCGTTCTTTATAGTTCAGGATCCACCATGATTATTGGTTCCTTGGTTGGAACAATTTTTGCAGATGGCGATTCTATAACTGCTCCATCTGGTGCCTCGGCAACGATTGGTGAGAATGGTGTAACAGTTCCACATGAATGGTACAATGATACTTCTAATGTCAAAACCATTGAAACTGCTAGTGCAATTTCTTCTCTAATTGAAGGTTCTATAACTCCTACTAATCTTTGGACAACTCCAGAACAATTTGATTCTAATTGGACAACAGCATTAACTGAAGTTTCTGCAAATACAGGAACTTCCCCTGATAATACAATTACTTCTGAAAAAATTGCCATTACTGAAACTACAGGACAACATCATATTCAAAGATCTTATACTTTAACTTCATTTGATACCTTTGATAGTAATGCCTCTAAATTTGACAGTGGTTCATTGAAATTTGATAGTGGTGCGGTCAATCCAACACAAACATTTACTTCATCTATGTTTGTAAAAGCATCTGAGTATAACAATGTAAGATTTACAGTATTCTTAGATTCTGGCACTGAGAATGCACATTTCAATGCCAATTTAACCACAGGACAAATTGGAAGTATCTTTACTACCTCTGGTCTTACTGTTACTGGACATGGAGCAATTCCTTTTGGTAATGGATGGTATAGATTGTACATTACCACAGAATTTGGTTTTGGATTTGCAACTCTTGTCAATAAACTCAATATCCTGAGTAATACAACAGCACTTCTTGATTTTACAGGAACTGCAAATGACATCAAACTTTCTCCTCCACTTTCTAACAATTCTCAACTTGGTCGAACTGCTGAGAGTATTTCTAGTGGAAACGGAAAAGTAGTCATTGGCGCAGGTCTAGCATCTACAGATGGTTTTGATAGTAACGGAACCGTATATGTTTACGATCAAGATGGTTCAAATCAAGTTCAAATTCTTCCGAGTGTTAAATCTTCTTACTCGTACTTTGGATATTCTACTTCTATAGGGAATAGCAAGATTGCGGTTGGTGCATATGGAGAAAGTATTATTGATGAGGATGATGTTCTTACCAATGCGGGTGTAGTTTACATCTTCGATTTAGATGGTGGTAATGAAGTTAAGATTGATATGAGTAGTTCCAATCTAACTCAAAGATCTGAAGATTACTTTGGACAATCTGTTGCTATCTTCAACAATAAAGTCTATATCGGTGTTAATGGTTGGAATGGTGCAGCAAACAATCAAGCACAACAAGGTGCAGTGTGTGTTTATGATTTAAGTGGTAATTTTGAATATAGTATTCAAGCATCCGATGCTGCTGCTAGTGATAGGTTCGGATTCTCAGTCGCTGCTGGAAATGGTAAAGTTGTTATTGGTGCTCTTGGTGAAACAAGTAGCACAGGTGCTGTTTATGTTTATGATGCTGCTGATGGTGCAAATGAAGTTAAGTTCGCTCATGCGGGTCCTTCAACAGGGGATCAATTTGGTTATGGTGTATGTGTTGGTGACAATAAGATTGGTGTTTTCTCTCCCAATATGACAGTCGGTGGTAATGCTGCTAGAGGTGGAGCATGGGTGTTTGATCTGGATGGTACTAATGAAGTAGAGTTAACTCCCGTCGCTGGTGGTGATGGTGGTGGTGCTGCAGGAATCAAGTTCGGTTCTTCAATGACTATTGATAACGGTAAAGTTGCCGTTGGTGCCCCTAATGATCAATTATCTAGTGGTGGAGTTGCTACTCAAGGTTTGGTGTTCTTGTATGATTTAGATGGGACTAACGGACTTATTGAAAGCGCATTTGATGCCAACGTTGCAGATTTATTTGGTAGTGCAGTAACACTTATTAGCGGCAATCTTTATATTGCTGCTTCAGGAGGAGATGATCAAAATTCAAATGCAGGATCTGTTTATCTTTTAGATATTACTGGTGGACCAGGTGTATTTGCTTGGGGTGCTAAGTTATCTAATGAAGTCTTGGGAACATATGTTGCTGTTTCTGGTCAAGAATTTTATGCAAATATTGAATATAATATTAAGAAATATTCTTTGGATCTCTTACAGGATTTCATTAGAAGAGCATTGGATAATGATCTAGTAAGTCCATCTCCTACTTCAGGATTCTCCAAATTCTATGATTCTACTGCTGGTGCTAATTATGATGGAAAATCTGTCATGGGATTCATCAGAAACAATATTGATATTATTGAAGAGCAATTAAAATCTAGTAATCATTACACTACTGTTAATTTAACAAATTCAATTACAATTCAAACTAAATCTTATGGAACTCGCGATATTCCTATCGGAATTAGTGGTGAACTTATTGGATCGGATTATTTCTATTCACTTGATAAAGATATCTATGCAGAGATTCAAACAATTGCTGTAAATGAATCTAAGGTTGCTAAAGCATATAAGAGATTCCGAATTGATGGTAATATTACTGATGGACCTTTCACAATGAATGAAGTGGTTCAAAAGCAAGGTGATAGCAGCATAACTGGTATTGTTTATGGATTCTATCAAGATGCTAATTTTAAGTATCTCGATGTTGCTGTAACTGCTGGAACTTGGTCAGTCACTGATATTATTGAAGGTGCTACTAATACCACTACAGCACAAGTAAGTGCCCTTGAAAATCGCTTACACGTTATCAACGTCAAAGGATCTTTTGAAGAAAATATTTCATTCCGAGGATATACTAGCACTGAATCTGCACAACCCGTTTCGTATACAGTTAATCAGGCTGCTGTTACTAATAATACTGGCGGTATTCTAACTGTTGATACTGAGACTTTATTAGGATCTCTTGAAACTACATCGGTTGTTTATCCCGAGTCTTCTAGAGAATATCTTGAAGTTAAGAAGTATGCGGGTCTTGATATCAGTGTTGGTGATAGAATTGCCTCTATCGGATATCTCAGATTAACAGTTTCTGTAGATGCTACTCTCAACATATTCCAAGTTGGTAATACACTTTACAGAATGGTTAGTGGTGGTGTACAAGACACTAGCATATATGGAACTATTACTGAAGTTGATCTTGATAATAATTACATATATGTTGCACCAATACAGGGTTCTTTCAATATCACAGATACTATTGGTGATTTTGGATTGGGTGAAACTGTTCTGCAGGGAACTGCTACAGTTTCCAATAGAACTACTGTAGCGGGTGCAGCGTCTGGTCTTGTGCAAGATGTTCGTGATGTTGGACTTACTAAGAGATTATATCTCACAAATGTTATTGGAACGTTTACTGGTAGAGATGGTCTAAGAGGTCCACAAGGTTATCGTTCAAGTGTTGTTACTAGAAAGATTCTGAAAGCAAGAGTTAAGAGATTCTTCCGTGGATTTGATGGTGTTCAAACTACCTTTAATCTTACCACTGAAAAGGGCACTCAGTATCTACCAGATCCTGCAGGTCATATGATGATCTTTGTTAATGGTATCTTACAACCACCTGGTGCGGGGTCGGCATATACTGCCTTCTCTGATAAGATTCAGTTCTCCGAACCACCCGATATCGGATCTTCCTTTACTGGATTCTATATTGGTAAACTAAGACAATTGGATGATATCTCATTCGAGTTTGACTCATTACGCCAATCCTTCAATTTGAGAAGAGATGAGATATTCTATTCTCTTACACTTACAGATGGTGTTCAATCTTCAACTATTCGTCCTGAAAATAATATTATTGTTTCTATCAATGGAGTTCTTCAGGAACCTGGCGTTGGTTTTGAGATTGTTGGTTCTAGAATTATCTTCTCAGAAATTCCTCGTTTTGGATCTACGTTTGTAGCGTTCTCATATGTTGGTTCTGAAGCGGACGTGGATGCTGATGTTGTTGTTCCTCCAGTTGAAGCAGGCGACTTCATAGATATCCAAGGTGAAGTTAGTGATCGTGAGGTTGCTGTTATTGAGTCTTCAAACTCTTTAATTACATTTGATTACCTTGGTTCTGTTTTTGGGCAAAATGCACAAGCAACTGCTAACCTCACTTCAGGATTTATTGAAAAGGTACAAATCACTGCTGGTGGATCTGGATATACGTCTAGACCTGTAGTAAGACTTGACTCTATCTCTGGTTTTGATGGTCAAGTTAAGGCACTGATTGGTGTTGCTAGTGTTACTGTTACAGACAGTGGAACTGGATATCAAAATCCAAATGTGAGCGTTGAAACTTCCGTTCCTGATGATTGGACTGCCCCAGACCTTTCCTTATATGGTGCTGAAGTAATTGACCCTGAAGTAATCTCATAAATAACTAAAAATTGTAGCGAGTAATGTCTAAACAATCCCTAAACATTGGCACAGTTGCCAATGACAATACAGGTGATACTCTAAGGAGTGGCGGTGACAAAATTAATGATAATTTTAATGAACTATATACCGCCATTGGTAATGGGTCTGCTTTGGGCATCTCTGTATTAAATCCTGCAGTGGGTCAAGTTTTAAAATATGATGGATCTGAATTTTCTCCTGGTAATTTCAATGCATTAACATCTGCATTAGACGTTTCTGGTAATTCTATTATTTCATCATCTGATGGTGATATTACTCTTGCTCCAAATGGAACGGGGGACGTTAGAATTACTACTGGAAGTCTAACCACTATTTTTGATGGTGCTACTGGAGGTGTTAGTGTAGGATCGACAATTTCCTACAAAAATGAATATACTACATTAGGTAATGCTCCTACTGCAGCATCTACACCTGGTTATTTCTTTACAGTTGATGGTGATGATAATCCATATGTAAATATGAACATCACTTCTGGTGGTATTGGTGATACTAGAGCAAAACTTCTTACTGAGTATTCTGGGATTGATGCTCTGTCTGATGTCGATATTACAACTGCCGCTCCTACAACTAACCAAGTACTGAAGTGGAATGGAACTAATTTTGTTCCTGCTGATGATGTAGCTGGTGCAGGAGAACAGAATATCTTTGCTAGTATTGCGGCAGATACTGGAAGTACAACTGCTAATACTTCTTCAGATACATTAACAATTACTGGTGGTACTAATATCACTACAGCAGTTGTTGGTGATACTGTAACTGTAAACTTCAATGGTACTCTTACTACAACTCTTGCCGCATTAACTGATACTGATGTTACTGGTATTACTCAAGGTGATTCTTTATATTGGAATGGAACTGATTGGGTTGTGACTCGTAGTCCACTTACTTGGTGGGAACTGGGTGCAGATGGGGCAAGTAATTTTACATTCAATGGTCCTGGATTTTCTGGAGTCACAAGTGATCCCACTCTCTATGTGATGAGAGGAATGACATACGCCTTTGACAATAGTACAAATGGGGGATCCCACCCATTTAGACTTCAAAGTAGTCAGGGATTAACAGGAACTCCATACACTACAGGTCAAACTGGTAGTGGAACTTCGGTATTGTACTTTACAATCCCAATGGATGCTCCAAGTACTCTTTATTATCAATGCACCATTCATGCACAGATGAATGGCACTATTAACGTTATCGTTTGATATAAATGACAAGAACTGTTCCTGGATCTGGTGCTGTCATCGAACCAATCTTTGATGAGATTTTCGGTGTTCGTGCGATAAGAGTAGTGGATGGTGGATCTGGTTATTCACAATCAGATCCTCCTCGTTTAACTGTAACTGGTTGTGGAACTCCCGACCAAGAAGCACTTTTGTATCCTATTGTTGATAGTGCATCTGGTAGGATTACACATGTTAGAGTTTTAGAAAGGGGAAATGGGTATGATCCACTAAGATTGAGATTTTTTCCTGAGCAAGAAACACCAAACGTAATTTCATCTTTTAATGTAAATAAAATTTGGCAGTCTCATCCAAACTCACCTACCATTGGAACATTTACTGTTGATACAGATAGACTTCGTATTGTATCCGATAATGATCCTAAACCAACCTGGACTCAAACGGAATCAATTCCATCTGGAGGACCATTAGTAGATAGAAATTTTGATCAAACATTTATTTACCGTGGTGGTAAAGATGCTCCTGACGCAGGAATCCGAACGGAACAGAATGATAAAGTTTTAGGAATTCTTGCAAATGGTGGTTTACTCCATACTCCTGAATGGGGTACTGCAGGCAATGCACCGACTAATTTTGCTATTGATTCTGTAAAGTATGACTATATAAAATCTAATACTGTTTATGATACAGTAACTGAGGGGAATGTAAGATATTATCAATCTAGTAAAGTTATTGATGAATTTTCTACAGCAAATGGTGTATTTGAGTGGGGTAAACTAAAACAATATACTTGGAATGTTAAGGTTGAATATGGAAATATTATGCTAGATGTTTCTAATGTTGATGAAACATTAGGAAATATTAGTATTGGTAGAATAGTTGATGAAATTGGTGGTACTGCAAGAGGGGAGGTTGCAAAAATTGCTAGAGATGGTTTAAATAATATCACTAGAATTTATCTTAGATCAGTTTCCACTGCACAAGTTTTTGCTGAAAATGATAGATGTTTGGGTTCTAATGGATTTACATTCACAATTACTTCACCACCAGTTTCCCTGAATCTTTACTATATTGATTTTGGAGTTGATGCTGCAAAGTTTGGTCCCTTTTCTCCTGGTCAATATTATTTGGCACCCGATAATATTACAGTAAAGCAAAATTATTTAATTAAATTCAATCAGTCAGATTCATCCAATACTCAAGGTATAGGACATCCAATACAGTTTAGTACAACTGCTGATGGAATCCATAATATTTCACCTGGAACTTTGTATTATCAAAGCACAGGATCATCTGCAGCACCAGCAGCAGACTATGAAGATGAATATGCTCCTCTTCTTATAATGAATCCTGATGAAACTAGTAGAATTTATTATTTCTGTAAGAACCATGGCAATATGTCTGGTTATGATGGTAATGAGGGTTATATTAGTATCGATACCGATGTCAGTGCTGAAACTACAATAAACAATTATTATGTTGAAGATTATTTTGGCACAGGAGGAACTTTAGATTATAGTCGTCACCTTGACGGGCATTCCAAAATTCTTGGCATGTCGTATGATGGTTATCCCATTTATGGACCTTATGGATACAATTCAAGTGGTAATGCTGTAAGAGAGGTATCTTCTTTCCGTGTTAGAACTACAGCAGAATTACCTGGACCAAGAGAAGATGTAAATACAGTATCTACCGTCACATATGCGGTAACTGTATCAAATAACGAATTCTTATTTGATGGAGTAAGACCTAATTTCTTGAGTCTTGATAGGGGTAAAACTTATATTTTTAACCAAAATAATTCTTCCAATGATACTCAGTTTCTACTATTATCTGAAACCGAGACTGGGTGGCACTCAACAGGAAATCCATCAGATATTGGAAACACTTCATATTTGTATTCTTTAGGTGTCGAATATTATCTTGATGGATCTCAAGTAACCGATTTCACATCATATATTTCTGGATTTAATGCAGCAACTTCTAGAGAATTAAGATTCACAGTTCCTGTATCAGCACCAACAACTTTATATGTTTTTGCTTATCCTGCATCAACTTCGGGAGTTAGAACAGTTCAAACTGGTTATGTATTGGGGGATCTTATTCAGGATTACATTTACGATTCTAGTGTTGGAACATTGGATGAGTTTAATGGTAAGTTTGCTGTAACACCAGAGTATCCAAATGGGACATATGCATACTTTATGACTGAAGATGGTAGTGGAAATCCTGTATATCCATATGCTATCGGTCCTAAGTATTATGGAACTCCAATATTTGAAGGTGACGTTGTTCCCACTCTCCCAACTACATTCCCTGATGGGGCGGCAGGAGAAGTTGTTTTAGATGATACTGGTAGCGTTTCTTACATTAAGATGTCAAGAAGTGGTGATAACTACTTTGGATCGGCAAAGGCGAAGATATTAGGTGGTGAAGGATCTGGTGCAACAGGAACACCTACAGTACAAACAGTAACTGGTCTTACACTCTTAAATCCTGGAAGAAGTTATTCTACAGCACCTACAGTAATTTTTGAAGGTGGTGGAGGACAGGACGCTAAAGGTGCTGCTAAGATTGACATCACTGGTAAAGTAACAACAATTGGTATTGCAGATCCTGGTGAATTCTATCAAGAACCTCCATTCATTCTCTTGACTGGTGGTGGTGGTATTGGTGCAAAAGCAGTTGCCACAATTAACCAAGGTCAAATATCAGGTATCACTGTCACCGATCAGGGTGATGGATATACATCTTCACCTAATGTTATCTTTACTCGATTAGTTAATCTAAAACGTAAAACACGATCTCGTCAATCTAATAATAGTTCAACGATTTTCTTGACTGGATTGTCAAAAGATGTTGCTCCAGATGACTCTGAAATTTATGTAAAATCAACTACTGCTTTTCCAGGATCTGGAGAATTTATTCTTGATTATGAGACTATTGCATACACTTCAAAAACTGATGAAAAGTTTTCAGGTCTTACTCGTGGAGTTAATTTTAATTATGACCAAAGAGTTATATTAGATGCTGCTCAAAATGATCAGTTTGGTGTTTCAACTTATAAATTTAATATTGGCGATAGACTTATTCGTAGAGTTGAGAGCGCATCAAATAAAATTGCTAAAGTATATGATTGGAATGCATCTACTAGAGAATTATTACTTGTTTTTGAAATTGATGAACTTGCATTCATTGATGGTGGTATTCCTTCTACAGAGGATGCAACAGTTCAATTTGATGCAGGAGTTGCAAATAGTACCTCGTTTGGGCAGGAACCTCATGTGCTTTTAGTTGAATTGGGATCTTCAATTACTTTATTGACCACACCAATTTCATCTATAACAGATAAGAAATTTGAAGATGATGACGAACAGTCTGGCGCTGGGGATGGTATTCCCGATTTGGTAAATACAGCAACAGACTATGCCAATCAAATCAATCTAGAGGGTGGAATTTATAATTCACTTTATGGTATTGAGGAAACACAAGGTGGTACAAATACAACACTATTCCAAGTTGGAGATGCTATTAAGGACGCAAATGTGCCATTTAGATATGCTGCTATCTCTACAGCAGGCGGTCTTAATGAAGGAACTGATCATACTGCTCTAGTCAACATTACTGTAGACCCTTCATTTGGTAATGGACAAAACTATAGCGTCAATGAAGTTGTAACTGGAGAAGTCTCTGGTATTAAGGGAACCGTTGTTTCTTGGAATCCAAACACAAATATTCTTCAAGTTCAATCTATCATTCCATTTAATACTGGGAATGTTGCTGTAGGTGAGGCAGGTTATCTATATCAATTCTCAGAGAAAAGCACTATTGTTGATGTGTATATTCAAAATCCTGGAACAAACTACACAGCATCACCAACAATCGCCATTGAGAATACTGGAGATATACAAGCGGTTGGAACTGTAGTTATGACTACAGCAGGAGACCAGGTATCCACCATTACATTAACTAATGGTGGATATGGTATTCCACAAACTATTGATGGGACATATAACTTACATCCAACAATTACATTCACAAATGCTGGTGGAGATACTACAGGTTCAGGTGCTAGTGGATACGCAATTATGGGTGGTGAAAAGATCCTTGGTAATAGTGGAGCATCTTATAGAATCAAGAGCATTGAATACATATCTAATGCTCGTTCGTAACCTTCATAAATAAACAAGAAGGATAATAGTACCCCTAGGAAATGGCAGCCCTACTAACTGATCAATTTAGAATTTTCTCATCGAGGAAATTCATCAAGGCACTTGAAGGTCCCAATGCGACTGAATCGGATTCTTTAGCAGGATCTAATCGTGATAGACTTTATGTTTTCATTGGAAGACCTCAGTCTTGGGATAATGAAAATTCTCCCCCTCAAGCAGTCGACTCCTTCTCGGAGTTTTCTAATTCATATGATGATATGATTTCCCTGAAGAGAGTCCTTGCTGCGGACACTATTCAGGTTTGTCGACGTATTGATTGGGTATCTCCCGAACAAACCACTGGTGGTTTAGGTTTTACCTACGATATGTATCGTCACGACTATTCTCCTAGTAAGACTGCCTCCTCTGGTGCTACTAAACTATATGATGCAGATTTTTATGTTGTAAATTCACAATATCAAGTATATAAGTGTATCTACAACGGAACATCTCCTTCTGATCCTAATGGAAAACCTTCTACTGTTGAACCTACTGGTACTTCCACCAGTATTATTACTACTGGCGATGGATATCGTTGGAAGTATATGTACACTATTCCAGTTGCTTCGGTTCTTAAGTTTTTCTCCAACGATTACATGCCCGTCTTTACCAATGACGCGGTAAAAACAAATGCAGTTGGTGGTGAAATTGACACTGTTGTAATTAACTCATCTGGTTCTGGTTATAACAACGGAACTTATGATAACGTTGCTATCAATGGTGACGGTGCTGGCGGTCGTGTTTCCATCGTTGTTGATGGTGGTAAGATCACATCAGCCACAGTTACTTCTGGTGGTACTGGGTATACATTCGGTCAAATCAGTATTGGTTCTATCACTGGTATTGGAACAGGAACTAGTGGAGAAGTTGATGTTATCATCCCTCCACCAAATGGACATGGTAATGATTCTGCTGTTGAAATTGGTGCTTTTCGCGTCATGATCAACGCTAAACTATCATATGATGAAGGTGCTGGTGATTTCCCTATTGATAATGACTATCGTCGTATTGGTCTTGTAACAAATCCTCTTAAGTTTGGAACAGCAGAACTCATCTCAGATCTAACGGTATCTGCAACTAAAGCAGTTATTTTTTCACCAATTTTCCAAGGGAACTATGTTCCTGACGAAATTATTACTCAAACCAGAGTTGTTGGTGGAACAAACGTTACTGCTCGCGGTCGTGTTATTTCTTGGAATGCAATAACAAAAGTTCTAAAATATTACCAGAACTCTGTTGATGGAATTTTCCCTGAAGTTACGGGCACACAAAATGAGTTTGACGGTTCCAATGTAATTAGTGGAGCAACTTCTGGTGCATCAGGTCAACCAGATGTAAACTTTCCCGCAGTACCAAATTCTTCTTCTAGAACTATTAACAACACTGAATATGACTTGGGTATGAGATTTAATAACGGATTTGCAAAAGCCGAGATTGAACCAAATAGTGGTCAGGTTGTTTATATAGATAACAGAAGAGCAATTAGTCGTGCAAACGACCAAGTAGAAGACATCAAAATCGTAATCGAGTTCTAATGGCACAAAACACAAATCTAAACGTCACCCCTTATTACGACGACTTCGATAAGGATAATAATTTTTATAGGGTGCTATTCCGACCTGGATTTCCAATTCAGGCGAGAGAACTTAGCACGATGCAGAGTATTCTGCAAAATCAAGTAGAGTCTGTCGGAACTCATCTGTTCAAAGATGGAGCGATGGTCATTCCTGGTCAAGTGGGTTATGACTTGGATGTTCAGGCAGTTCTACTACAAGAATCTTTTTTAGGTAGTGATGTTGAGACTTATAGAAGTCAATTAACAGGAACTATTATTGAAGGACTGACCACAGGTGTTAGAGCAAAAGTTCTATACAGTATCTCTTCTACGGAATCGGAAAGAAGTTATATCACTTTATATGTTAAGTATATTGATTCTGGAGATACAACATCTGCAACAGGTCTAAAGACGTTTCAGATTAATGAACAGTTGATTACGGATAGTGAGATTACTTTTGGTTCAACTTTGATTGAAATTGGTACTCCCTTTGCACAACTCCTTCCTGTTAATGCCACTGCAATTGGATCTACTGCCTATATTAGTGAGGGTGTATACTATATCCGTGGTCATTTTGTAAATGTGCCATCTTCTTATATTATTCTTGATCAGTATACCAACACTCCTTCTTATAGGGTTGGTCTCGATATTCTTGAGTCTATTGTTACTCCAGAAGATGACGAATCTCTAAATGATAATGCTGCAGGAACTTCCAATTACTCTGCCCCAGGTGCCCATAGATTCAAGATTCAAACTCAGTTTGTTAAGAGACTGATTACAGATGAAGCAGATAAGAATTTTATTGAATTACTAAGAATTAATAATAGTAGAATTGAAAGTTTTGTTGAAAGAACTGAATATAGTGAGTTGGAAAAATCTATGGCTCGTCGTACTTACGAGGAGTCTGGTGATTATGTAATTGACACATTTGATGTTACGATGCGTGAGCATCTTAATGATGGATTTAATAATGGTGTTTATCAACAGGGACAAACATCTGCTCAAGGATTTGAAGCAACCGATAGTAAATTAGCGATTGAAGTTAGTCCTGGTAAGGCATATATTAGAGGTTATAGAAGTGAGTTTATTTCACCTCAGTATGTTGATGTAGATAAACCAAGAGATTTTGAGAAACGCCAGAATGGTATTGTCAACTTCAATCTTGGTAACTTTATTAAAGTCTATGATGTATATGGATGGCCAGAAGTTTCTGGTGATGGTGTAAGTGATGCATATCAGATTCTTGATCTATATGACGATTGGCAACCAAATGTAACTAATGCAGTAAAATCTGGTGCTAATAGAATCGGTAGATGTAGAGTTATTCAATTACAAAAATCTAGCACTGCTTTAGCAGCAACATCACCGTTCGGAATCGAACCGACAATTGCTGATGGTGTTTATGATCTTTGGTTCTTTGATGCTCAGATGTTTACGGTGTTAAACATCGCTAATGCAGTTACTCCATATGTTTCTGGAACTAGAGTTACTGGTAAAACATCTGGTGCTACAGGATATATTGCGGATACTGGTAATGGGTCACATTACATTTATCTTGAGCATGTGACTGGTGTTTTCTCTAATGGTGAAATCCTTGATATCAATGGTAGAGACGTTGGTACTCTGGAAGCAGCACACAGTTACAAATTAACTGATGCAAAATCTTCCTTTGGTAAAGATGGATCTAGTAACATTAGATTTGGCGCAAATTGGATTTTAAATGATTCTCGACCTATTGAGTCCTCTACAGTTAATATTGACCAGACATCTGGTGATGTTCTTACTCTAGACACTATTGTTGGTGGTACTGGATATACAACTGCTACAGGTATTGCTACAACTGGTGGTGGGGGTTCTAGTCTAACTGTAGATATTACCGCGTCAGCAGGTGTTGTTACTGCAGTAACTGTCAATGCCCCTGGTACTGGGTATGCAGTTGATGAGACGATCACAATTGCTAATGCAAACGCATCAGGTATTAACACGATTGATACTATCAGTGCTGCTGATGGTAGTAGGACTGCGGGTACATATACAATTGGTGCATCAGATTATAGTACTGGTGCTTCTGGTAGTGCTGCCACTTTCTCCATTGTAGTTGATGGTTCAGGTGCTGCAACTGTTACTATTACTAATGATGGTACTGGATTCATAGTTAATGAAACAATTACAGTTGCTGATGCTCAACTAGGTAGTGGGGGAGGTGCTGCTCTTACCTTTGATGTTGCTACAATTCATGGTAATAGTGCAACTTTTGATGTTGCTACTGCTGGCACTAACGATATTACTGGTTTCCGTACAAGATTTGAAAAAGATTTGAGACCTGGTGATGTTGTTACTCCGACACTTTCTGACCTTGAAGGAACAAACACTCATCGTATTTTAAGAGTTGATCCTGCTGCTATTGCAACTACAGCAATTAATAAAAAATCTACTGTTCCTTCAAGTAGTGAGATTTTTGATTTTGCAAATCAAGTTGCAAGAATTGATAGTACTTTAAAAGTTGGTACTGTTAATGATGGTCAGTATGGAGAATTGGTTAGATTACGTCCATTCATTTTCCAAAAAGATTATCAAAACGGAGAACTTTCTTTTGACCTTCCAGAAGACACAATGAAGTCTTTGGATGATGAATCATTCTTTGTTTATAGAAACTTTGCATCAAAAACTGTAACAACTGGTGCTATCACCCTCACTTTACCAGAATCGGAATCTTTTGGAGCGTTATCTGGCGACAACTATATTCTTACCATTATTGCTAATGGTGGTTCTGTTGTGTATTCAAATGGTCAGAACGTCGACCTTGATGCTGAAGTTGACATCGGTGCTTTAACGGTAACTTTTGGTTCTGGTAATCAATCTATATCTATTGATGGTCTTGGTAGTGTTGCAACTATTACTCTGACGGCACTTGTTTCTAAGAACACAGTATCTAAGAAGATTAAAACAGCATCTAAGATGAAGGCACTTAAAGTCTTCAAATCGGAGGAGGACTTAGTTCAACAACCTACAGGATTGATCTATAGTTCTTTGTATGGAACTAGAGTCCAAGATCAAGATGTTTCTTTTGGTATAAATGATGTTTATAAAGTTCATGCAATTTATGAATCATTTGATGAGAATGACGCATCATCTCCATACGTTGTCCTAACAGAATCTGTATTCTTTGCTGCAAGCACTCTTATTATTGGTAAAACATCTGGTGCTAGAGGACGAGTTATCTCTTTCTCCAATTCAGATTTAAAACTATACTATGTTGGATTGAATGAAATTCCTTTCATTACTGGTGAGACTGTTAATGGATTTAATAGTGCTGGTACTGCAGTTACGGGTATCATCGATGATAGCGAAAATTCTACATTTGTTGGAAGTAAAGTTATCACAGATCAGTTCACTCTTGAATCTGGTCAAAGAACTAACTTCTACGATGTTTCTAAACTTGTTCGTCTTCCCTCTACAGTTGCACCCACGAGAAGACTACTTGTTATTTTTGACTATCTAAGTCATGAAGCATCTGGTGATTATTTCTCTGCCGAATCATATAGTGGCATTTCATATAAAGAAATTCCAAACTACAAGTTGGATGGTTCTATTAAGTATATTAGAGATCAAATTGATCTCCGTCCTGCTGTTCAAGAACTGAGAAATGGTAGCGGAACTGTTAGTGCTCCATTCTTTGTAAATTGTACAACTTTTGACTTTGTTTCTAGGGTATTCAGTACTGCTGGTGGTAGTGGTGGTGCCACCATCTTTGATATTATGGAAGTTGATTCATCATTCAGATGTGACTATTCATGGTATCTTCCTAGAATTGATAAATTATATCTCTCTCATGACGGCAAACTAATTGTAACTAAAGGTGTTTCAGGATATTTCTTGATTCCACCTCCAAAAGTTGAAAATGCGATGCTCTTAGCATCAATTGAATACAAACCATTTGTGTTTGATCCAGAAAGGGATGTTCTTATCTCTACTGAAGTGATTAAACGATATACAATGAAGGACATTGGTGATCTGGAAACCAGACTTACTCATGTTGAATATTACACATCGTTGTCTTTACTTGAATCGCAAGCAGAAAATACAAAAACATACGATGAAAATGGTTTTGATAGACTTAAGAATGGTTATGTAGTAGATGACTTTACTGATCATACTACTGGTGCTGTCTTTAGTCCTGATTATAAATGCTCCCTTGACTTTAAAGAGGGTCAGTTACGCGCTCAACATTACACCACTAATGTTGCTCTTCAATATAATGCAGCAGAATCTACAAACATCGTTAAGACTGAAGGAAATGTCCTGATGCTTCCTTATGATGATGTAGCAATCGTCACACAACCATATGCTTCTAGGACTGAAAATGTAAACCCATTCAACGTATTTACATTTATTGGTCGTATTGATCTAACACCTGCATCCGATGATTGGATCGATACTGATCGTATGCCAGCTAGGGTAGAAAATATTGAAGGAGATTTCTCATCAGTATCTGAAGATATGCAAGTTGATCAAGATGGTTTTGCTCCTATTCAGTGGGGATCTTGGCAGACAAACTGGACTGGTGAAACCCTATTGTCATCAACTCAAACAACATCAGCATCTGGTACATATGGTGTTGGTCGTCAGTTAGGTCGTGCTGGTCACGGTCAGCGTAGACAGGGACTTTTCTATCTACATAATCGCGAAACCTTCCGTGTTGTTAACAATCAGGCACGCCAAGGTGTCCGTACAAGAGTTGTTCCTAAGATTGAGCGTAGATCTTTAGGTGATACTGTTCTTTCTAGAAGTGCTATTCCTTGGATTCGTTCACGTAATATTGGTTTCAATGTTGATCGTATGAAACCACGCACAAGAATGTATGCATTCTTTGATGGAGTCAATGTCAGTACTTATATTACCCCTAAAGTTATTGAAATTATCAAAAACTCTACAACTGATGCTAGAACTAACGAAACTCCTTTCGTTGTGGGTGAGACTGTTATTGGTTCTAATTCTGGTGCTCAATTAAAAGTTGTTGCTCCTGATGATGGTCTTAAGACTAACCCTTATGGTAAAGGTACAGAAGTTCTTCCCACATCATATTCCTCTCAAACTGCATATCTGAATCATGATATCACTGCAATTTCGGAGACAGTATCTCCAGATTACTTTGGTAATATTCAGGTTGGAGAACTTTTAACTGGACAAACTTCTGGTGCAGTTGCAGTCGTCCAAGATCGTCGTTTATTGACAGATAATGTTGGCAATCTCCAGGGTTGTTTGTTCATTCCTTCTCCCAAGAATGATGCAAATCCACGTTGGGCAACTGGCACAAGAACCTTTAGATTCACGACATCTGAAGAAAATAGTAAGGCACCTGGTACGGTCGATTCATCTGCAGATACAACTTATGCTGCAACTGGTACACTTCAAACGGTTCAGGAAAATGTTTTGGCGGTTCGTAATGCTGAACTAGTTAGAGATACTGTTTCTGAAGATAGAGTTGTCCAAACAACTAGGGTGGAGGAAAGGCAGATTGGTTGGTATGACCCTCTTGCACAATCGTTTATCGTTGAAGAAGAAGGTGGTATGTTCCTGAGTGGTGTAGATGTATTCTTTAATACTAAGGATACAAATATTCCAATCTCTATGCAGATTCGTACTATGGAGAATGGTTATCCAACAAAGACTATTCTACCTTTCTCTGATGTTACAATTACTCCAGATACAATTGACATTTCTACAAGTGCTGCAGTTCCTACTAGGTTCACATTTAGAGCACCTGTTTATATTAAGGCGTCTGTTGAATATTGCTTTGTTCTCTTATCTGACTCAAACGAATATCAAGTTTGGATCTCTAGAATGGGAGACGTTGATGTAACTGGAACTAGAACAATCTCTGAGCAACCATATGCTGGTGTTCTGTTTAAGTCTCAGAACGCATCTACATGGACTGCTGACCAGTATGAAGATTTGAAGTTCACAATTTATCGTGCAGACTTTACATCAACTACTGGTACGGTTGTTCTGAATAATACTCCTCAAGGTAGAGGTAATAATGGAATTCATAGATTAATTGATAATCCAATTCAAACTATTAAACCAAAACTTGTTCTTAGTGCTGGTTTAGCTAACAATCAATACACCTTTAGTCAAGGTGCTCGTTTACTTCAACAAACATCAAATGCACAAGCAACTGTCGTAAGTTCTACTACTTCAGGTTCTGTAATTGATAAGATTACTGTAAATGATGTTTCTGGTAATTGGTTACAAGGAACAACTACCACCTTCTTAATTAGATCTTCTGAGGCACTTGCAACTATGGTTGTAGGTAGTGCCACTGGAACATTAGAAGTGGGTGATATTGTTACGGGTGCGACTTCTGGTTCTGTTGGTATTGTTAAGACATGGAATGGATCTAATGCATTAGTACTTCACTATATTACTGGTGCATTTACAGATACTGAAAGTATAAGTGAAACTGGAGGATGGACTGGAACAGTTACATCCTGTTTAGAAAGCGGTGATTCCTTTGGTGCATATCTTTCTTCAGCACCGAATTATGCAAATGATGAGCAAGAAATTCTCGTCTACCACAGAAATCATGGTATGCATAGCAGACAAAATAATGTTAAGATTGAAGGTGTAGTTTCTGAAATTTCTCCATCATCTCTCACTAGTGCTCTGGCAGCAGCTGCTACTAGTTTGTCAGCAACTGATTCATCAACCTTCCACCAAGTCGTCAACGGTGCAGCAGTTAGTGATGCCAATCCTGGTTATGTCAAGATTGATAATGAAATTATTAAATACTCTGCCATTTCTTCTGACGGTAAGACAATTACTGTTGCTACTTCTGGAAGAGGTTCTAATGGTACAGTAGATGTAACACATGCATCTGGTGCTATTGTTGAATGTTATAACCTTGACGGTATTCCCCTAATCGATATTAATAAGACTCATACAAGTCTTGAATGTCCTTGGATGGATACTTATATGCTTCAAATGGCAGGTGTTGCTAATAGTGGCATTCGTGCAGGTGGCAATAGAGTATTTGCAACACAAAATACTCAGTTTGAAACATTGACGCCAACGATCTCTGTCATGAATATGCCTGAAACTACTATCACTTCTAGGATTAATACTACAACAGGAACTTCTGTTGGTGATGGTGGTGGTGAAGGTGGATCTACACCTCGTGACCAAAACTCTTTTGTTAATGATGGTTCTTATCAAACTATTACTATTAATGATCTGAATTTCTTCCCAAATCCCAAACTGGTTTGTTCCGAAGTAAATGAATTGGCAAAACTAGATGGTCAGAAATCATTAACAATGGCTATTGATCTTTCTACTACAAAGTCAACTCTTTCTCCAGTTGTTGATCTTGATAGATGCTCATTAATTACTACAAGTAATAGAATCAATAATTGGCCTGGTGGTCCATCACCTTATGGTCAGCAAGGTCAGATTGATCGTACACAAGATGTTTCTACATTACCTTTCGGTGATCAGAATGATTGTGTATATATTACAAGACTTGCTAGATTGATTAGAGAATCTAGATCTCTGAGAGTCGACTTCCAAATGTCACGACCACCAGAAGCAGAGGTTAGAATTTACTACAGAGCATTTAGCACTGGTACAAATGATGATATAAATTCTCTTGGTTGGACTATGATGCCGTTACCACTACAATATGACGCTTCTGCTTCAGAAGAAATTCTTTGGAAAGATTATTATTATGAAGTAAGTGGTTTGAATTTCAACGCATTCCAACTTAAGATTGTTATGAAATCTACCAGTCAAGCAAGAATCCCACTAATCGCAGACCTTCGTGCTATCGCACTTGCAACCTAATGAACGATTTTGAAGAGTTAATTCCAGTTGAAGGGAAGGAGGGTGTCTATAGAGATCCTTCTTCCACTGCTATCCTAAAAGGTAGTCAGGATGAATATGATAAATATATGGCATCTTACAATAAGAGGCAACAAGAAGAAATGGAGAAGAAAGCTTTACAAAAAGAGGTTTCTGATCTAAAATCTGATATGAGTGATATCAAATCCCTCTTACTAACGTTAGTCCAAAATCAAAGTAAAACATTATGACGATTGAAAAAGTCTCTCAAGACGAAATGCTTCAACAATTTAAAGAGCGTTTCGCTGCATTGATTGAAGAGAATAAAAAACTTGGAGAACAAATGCGTGCTAATGAATCCACAGCACTGAAACTTCAAGGTGCAATTGAAGCATTGGAATACTATAATCCAGAAACTGAGTCTGCACCGCCAGAAGATGAAGAAGATGAGGATCTTGCAGTAGGAACAACAGATTAATCAAAGGGGGCAACGTCCCCCTTTTTAATGGCATAAATAACTCAGAAGCATAATCTCTTAGAGTTGTCGTAAAAAATGGCAAATAGAATTCAATTAAGACGTGGTGGAGCTCAAGAGTGGGCAAACGCTAATCCAATCCTTGCTCAAGGCGAATTTGGCGTCGAACTAGATACTGGTCGTATTAAAATTGGTGACGGTGTAACAGCTTGGAACACCTTAAGATATGAACGACCGATTGAGTCGGTATCAAATACAGCAAATACTCTTGTTCAAAGAGATGCTGATGGTAATTTCTCAGCAGGTACGATTACAGCAACCCTTATTGGTAACTCTGCCACCTCTTCTAGACTTGCTTCTTCTAGACAAATCCAGTTGACTGGAGATATTGTTGGATCTCAAATTTTTGACGGATCACAAAATATTCAAATTACATCTACATTAGATTTAATTTCAACTCTTCCCCACCATGATAATACAGCAACCTCTAGTGCAACTTATACTAAGGTTACTGTAGATGCTAAAGGTAGAGTTACCAATGCTTCTAATCCAACAACTCTTGCTGAGTATGGATTAAACACGAGTATTGAAGGAACTGGTGCTCAACCATTTGATAATGACTTACAGGCAATTGCGAATCTTACAACAAGTGGATTAATTAGTAGAACTGCTACTAACACAATGGTAACTCGTACCATTACTGGTACATCAACTAGAATTGCCGTCAATGATGGTGGTGGTATTAGTGGAAATCCCACTATCGATCTTATTATTACTCCTGTAGTTCTTGGTAATTACAATACAGAATCTCTCACATCAGTTGATGCTCTTGGATCTAACAACGAACCATTTGGCACCGAGACTGTAAACGCAACGAAATTTACAGTTGATGGATATGGCAGACTAACAAGTGCAACAAACGTACCTATTGCTACTGCTACTGAAGGTAGTAAGTATGCGGCATATGCAGCAGGTACAACGTATGCAAGATATGATATTATTGAAGAAAGTACTGGAGTATATCAAGCAATCGCTAGTATTGCTGCAGGACAAGGTGCTCCAACTCATACTGATGCTACAGATGCTGGTGCTTGGAGATATCTCGGTGCTGCAACAGTAGAGCAGAAAGGACTTGCTTCTTTCGCACAAGAAGATTTTGATGTTGATGCCAACGGACATGTAACTATTGCTGCTGTTGGTGTTGATAATACACAATTACAAAATAATAGAATTTCTTTTGCTGATGGAACTACAAAAGAAGATTTTGAACTTGATCAAGAACTTACTGCAACCACTGGATACAGAGGATTCAATTATCTTAACTATCTTAAAGTTAATGATACGAGCGGTAATCTACTCGTTGGCGCTAATAATACGGGGGACGGCGGAGCTGGCGAACTTGATGTTAATGTACGGTCGTATTTCTCTGACGCTGATATTACTCTCGACGGCGCTCTTAATCAGACATTGGATAAGACTGGGGATGGTAACCTTACCTTCCAGTTAAGTCAGAATACTGCTACAAATAGAAACTTTAATATTTTGACAACTAATGCTGGAGATGGAACCAGCAACATTATTATTACTGCCGAAGATACCGTACAGATTAGTGCGTCGGAAGCAACAGGTAAAGTTCATGTAGAGGACTATAGATTCCAGACAAACTACCTTGGAACTACAGATGCAACTATGCATTTAGATCCAGGTGATGATCGTGCAATAACTGGTCTTGTTCGTATTCATGGCAATCTTCAGATTGATGGTACTACAACTACAGTCAACTCTACACAACTGAGTGTGGATGATGTCACCATTTTACTTGGTGGTGATACCGTACCTACAACTGACGACAATTTAGATCGTGGTATTGAATTCAACTATTATGATTCTCAAGCACGCTTAGGTTTCTTTGGTTGGGATACTAATTATGCAGATTTAGCTGCTCATGCTGGCGGATATCGTTTCCTTCATGCTGCTACAAATACTGCCGAAGTCTTTACTGGTACTGATTCGGGTATCATTGCAGGTAATTTAAAACTTACAACTGGTACTGCATCTTCCTCCAATACAACTGGTGATTTGGTTGTTGCTGGTGGTGTAGGTATCACAGGCGCAGTTAATATTGGTGGTCTGTTAGATGTAGATAGTACATTGCGTGTTACTAGTACCTCTCGCTTCGATGACAACATGGTCATCCAAGGTGCTTCTAAGACTTTGCAACTGAATAATGGTAGTGGTACAACTAAGGTTGAATTCCAATCTACAACTGGTAATGCATCTATTGCAGGTGTAACTGATATCACAGGAAACCTTAACGTTAATAGTAACAAGTTTAACGTTATTGCTGCTTCTGGTAACACAACTATTGCTGGCACATTGGGTGTCACAGACGTTGCAACCTTCACTAATAATATTGATGCTAACGGTGATGTTGCAATCTCAGGTAACATTCACTCTGAAAGCACTAACGATATTACCACTGCTAAGAATTCTGGCACTGGTGTATGGGAGATTCAATCTAATGACTACGGATCTCTGAGAGTTGATGGTGGTGCATATGTTGCTGGATCTGCTCTAATTGATGGCACATTACATGTTAACGGTCCTCTTGAGATTAAGGATAGTGCGGACGAGACTGAATCTAGACTTAACTGGTTGAGAGTTAGGTATAGAGGTCGTTTCGGTGACACTTATCAGGCAAGTCCTTCCTACGCATCCCATAATACTTCCACCTTAAAAGCACATGGTGGTGCAGGTATTATGAAATCCCTGTATGTTGGTGCTACTGGATCTAATGAAAGATTCTCTGTTGGTAAACTAAACAATGGTGACACTGAGAAGTTTACCGTTATTGGTGCAACTGGCGATACAACAATTGAAGGCACACTAACTGTTAATGATAATGTAAATTTAAACGGCACGCTTGATCAGGACGGTGACTTTGCTGTTAGATCGGGAACTACTGATAAATTCTTTGTTACTGCTGCTTCAGGTAATACAAATATTGAAGGTACATTAACTGCTGATGGTCATACTGAGTTAAACTCAACTCTCAATGTTGATAACAATGTCACACTTGGTGCCCAGTTAACAGTTACTGGTGTAACCGAGTTTAATAACACCGTTGATGTTGATGCCAACTTTGCTGTTAGAAGTGGTAGTACGGATAAGATGACTGTTGCCTCTTCTTCAGGTAACATTGCAACTGATGGTACATTGGTTGTTCAGGGTCAGACAACTATCAATGATTCTCTGATTGTTGATGCTTCTAATGAACTCTTCTCTGTAAGAAACGGTTCTGCAGTTGCGAAGTTTGAGGTTGATACTGACAATGGCAACACAAACATCATCGGTACAGTAACTATTGGTGATGCAACTCAGATTAATGACACCTTGGGTACATCTGGTGTTGTCACTTTCACAAGAAATACACAGCAGACCTTAACTGGTTCTTATGCTGCTGATGGTGCATTCCAACTAACTGGTGGTGCTGCTATTGGTAAGAACCTTGCAGTTAGTGGTGATGCTAGAGTTTATGGGGGCACTGAATTAACTGGTGCTCTGGATCTCAATAACTCTGCAGATATTTCTGGTGCTTTGGTAACTCATGATGACGTTACTATCACTGCAGATAACAAAACATTTGCTATTCAAAACGCATCTGCTGCGAACAAGTTAACTGTAGATACTGATAACGGTAACACTGATATTCGTGGCACCCTAGACATCGGTGGTGATGTAACTGCTGAGTCCAATCTTACTGTTACTGGAAACCTCACTATCAATGGAACAACCACTACTGTCAATTCTACGGTCACAACTCTCGATGACCCTATTATTACTGTGGGTGGTGACACAGCACCATCGTCTAACGATGGTAAGGATCGTGGTGTTGAATTCCGTTATTACGACGGCTCTGCGAAAATTGGGTTCTTCGGATATGACAGATCCGCCAACCAATTCGCATTCATAACAAGTGCAACTAACTCATCAGAAGTTCTTTCTGGTACTGATGGACAACTTCGTGCTGGTAATCTCAATCTTACTGGTTCTGGTACAGCACTTGATGTTGATGCCAATGCAAATATTGATGGCACCTTGACCGTAGATGGTCAGATCATCTCTCAGGTTTCTTCTGGTGCTGCTCTGGTTATTCCTAACACGACTAAGATTAATAACCTCAATGCTGACCTTTTGGATAGCATGACAACTGCTTCTACAGCAACTGCAACTACTGTTGTTGCTCGTGACAGTAATGGAGATTTTGCTGCAAATCAAATTACTGCTGCTTCTGCAGTAGGTGCAGGTGCAGGTTTCTTAGGAAATGCAACAACTGCTGATGCACTGAAGACTGCAAGAGTCATCACAGTTGATGGTGTTGTTGACGGTAATGTATCCTTCGATGGATCAGCAGCAGTAACAATCACTACGACTTATAATGATGCAGACATTACTGCACTCGCCGCAATGTCAGGCACTGGTTATGTTGTAAGGACTGCTGCAAATACCTATGCACAGCGCACACTCGCTGTTACAGCATCTTCTGGTATTACACTGACGAATGCTGATGGTGTTTCTGGCAACACTACAATCAACGTTGCTTCTACTGCAAATAACTCATCAAACAACCTTGTCCTTCGTGACGGATCTGGTAATTTCTCTGCTGGTATTATTACTGCAGCATTGGTTGGTAATGTTACTGGTCAAACATCCGATATTAGTAATCATGATACTGGAGATCTGACTGAAGGATCTAACCTTTACTTCACTAATGAGCGTGTTGATGACAGAGTTAATGCTCTGTTGGTTGCTAGTACAGGTATTACTAAGGTATATGATGACACAGCAGGCACCTATACACTCTCTGTTACTCAGGCAGACGTTAATACAGACAATGTAACCGAAGGTTCCTCAAACCTCTTTACAACCGCTGCTAGGACCCGCACACACTTTACATACGGCGTAGGCGTAGAACTTAGTGGTGCAGGCGCTCTGAGTGTCACTCAGGCAGACATCAATACCGATAATGTAACTGAAGGTTCTACGAATATCTTCTACACTGAGGCACGCTTTGATGCAAGTCTCGCAGGTAAGAATACTGCTAATTTGGCAGAAGGTACTAACCTCTATTATACTAATGCTCGTGCAGACGCAAGGATTGCTGCAGCAGACACTGATGATCTGAGTGAAGGTTCTACCAATCTCTATCACACAAGTGCTCGTGCTGATGCAAGAGTCAATCTACAGACTGGTGCAAACCTGGATCTTTCCAGCAAGTCAACTACCAATCTTTCAGAAGGTACTAATCAGTATTACACTGAGGCAAGAGTACAGACCAAACTGGATAATGCATTTGCTCAACTACAAGCAATGCTCACTAATCTTGCAACTACTACCACTCTAACCTTGAACCTCTCTGGTGATCCTACACCTGGTGCTGCTGTTACCACTTCCGTCACAAATGGTGGTCTGGGAGGATTTGTTGCTGGAACTGCGGTTGCTACAACAGGTGGTACAGGTACTTCACTAACAGTTAATACTACTGTTGTTAATGGTATTATTACTGCCGCTGCAGTTAATGCAGGTGGTTCTGGTTTCCTCATTAGCGAGTCTGTAACAGTCACTAACCCCAATGCTGGTAAAGTATTGTCACTGAACCTAGCATCTCTTGCAGGCGGTTCTAACTATGTTACAGGAACTGCTCTTGCAACAACTGGTGGATCTGGATCTGCATCCTTCACTGTTGATATTGCTGCTTCTGCTGGTGCAATCACCAACGTTACTATTAACGACGGTGGCACTGGATATGTTGTTGGTGAGACAATCACTATTGTTCAACCCACTGGATTGGATGGTAGCAACCCTGCTGCAGGTGGTACAGTTAATGTTGCTACTGTTGCTACTAATGCAACTCTGCAACTGACTGACGTTACTACAATGGAAGTTGGTGCAACTGTGACAGGTGCTACCAGTGGCACCACAGGTGTTATCACTGCTCTTGCTGCTAGCGCAATTACCGTTGATACTGTTGACGGATTCTTCAAAGTTGGAGAAGTCGTCAGTGCTAATGATGTTACTACTTTAACTGTCCAATCGTTCGCTTGATAACAAATGTCCGCCACAAGACCCGCTACTAAAACTGAGTTAAAAAACTACGCTCTTCGTAGATTAGGTTTTCCTGCTATCGACATTAACGTGTGTGATGAGCAACTAGATGACCTGATTGAAGAAGCAATTGATTACTATCAAGAGTTTCATTTTAATGGAAGTTATACTGCATTTGTTAAAATTGAAGTCACTGATGCTATTAAAACTGCTGCTCAAGCAACATCCCAAATAGGATCAACCGCATGGTATGAGGGGCAAGAGTTTGTTTCTCTTCCTCCTGGTGTACTAGGTGTCAATCATGTATATTCATCTGTCGGCGCTTCTAGTATTGCTCCTGGTAACATGTTCAATATTAAGTACCAAATCTTTTTGAACGACATTTACTCCATGACTCATGGGCAAATTTTACATTACTATATGACATCTCAATATATGGAGACTTTGGATTGGGTCACCAATTCTCAAAAGAATCGTAGAGTTAGATTTAATGAGCATCAAGGAAGACTTTATTTAGATATGGGTTGGGGCGACCTACAGACTGGTGACCAGATTGTTGTAGAAGTTTTGATGCGTCAAGATCCCACTACCTATACTGGTATGTTTAACGATGCATGGTTGAAAGATTATGTTGAATCACTGTTCCAACAGCAATGGGGTCGCAACCTCAGTAAGTATGATGGTATTCAAATGCTTGGTGGTGTGACTCTAAATGGTCGTCAAATTCTTGAAGACGCAAGTCAATTTAAGAAAGATCTTGAGACAGATATTCGTAGTACATACGAAATTCCCCCTATGGATTTAATCGGTTAAAATGACTTATAGAAACGATCCCCCAGAAAATTGTATTCAGTCAGACTATACAAGTAGTTGCCGACTAAATTTAAATGGTTCTTCCCAGGAACAAATGTTTATGGGTAATCTCATTAATGAGAGTATTGAACTATATGGACAAGACATTTATTATCTACCCAGAACATATGTCAATAAAGATACAATCTTTCAAGAAGTAGAAAGTAGTAACTTTACACAAGCACTTTCTGTTAGGGCATATGTCAACAATGTGGAAGGATGGGAAGGTCAGGGAGAACTTCTGAGTAAGTTTGGTGTCCGTATTGAAGATAAGACTACGTTTATATTTTCGAGAACTAAATTTACTGAGAAGGTGGATGATAACGCCGTCTTAAATGTAGAGGGTCGTCCTAATGAAGGAGATCTTATTTGGTTTCCAACAACAAAACATTTATTTGAGATTAAGTTTGTAGAAGCAGAAAAACCATTTTATCAATTGGGTAAAGGTTATGTCTGGGAATGCCAGTGTGAACTCTTTGAGTACAGCGACGAAAAACTTGATACTGGTGTTGCAGCAATTGACGCTATCGAAACTGCCTTCGCCAATTCTATCAAACTAGTAATGGATGCTGGCGGTTCTGGCGACTTCACAGTTGGTGAGGAGATTGTTGGAGATTTATATCTTGCAACAGCAACTGCAGCAATTACTGGGAACGCAGTAAGTTCCTTTACAATCACTGATGGTGGTGAGCATTATAAATCAGCATTGCCACCTACAGTTACTATTACAGGAGGTGGTGGAAGTGGAGCAACAGGGACGGCGACGATTTCAGCTACAGGGATTGTTAGCGGTATCACTGTTTCAAGTGGTGGTACTGGTTACACTAGTGCCCCATCTGTTACAATTGACTACTCTCCAAAAGACTCTAGAGCAGAAGTCAAGTCCTGGAATAGTGGGACAAGAGAACTCCAAGTCATCAATAGAACTGGAACCTTCAATACTTCAGAAACAGTTAAGGGATTGACATCAGGTGCTCTCTGGAGTCCTGAATCCTATAACACTCTAAATAATACTAATACCGCTGATAGCATTGACCAGAACTATAGTTTTGAAACTGCTGATGACGATATTATAGATTTCACTGAAGGCAATCCCTTTGGTTCTGTTGGGTCCATTACTGATACTACAATCTGATGTTAGGCACATATTCATATCACGAAATTTTTAGAAAGACTATCGTGGCGTTTGGCACGATGTTTAATAATATTGAACTTCGTCGCTCTACTGAAGTGATGAAAGTTCCTTTGGCATATGGTCCAAAACAAAAGTTTTTAGCACGTCTCGATCAAAATCCTGACCCTACAAACAAAAGAACTCAGATTACTCTTCCTAGAATTTCGTTTGAAATTAATGGTATCACTTACGATTCCTCTAGAAAGGTATCACCAACCCAAAAAATTAAATTTGCTAAAGATACTGATGAGAACAAGAGTGTTTTCATGCCAGTTCCCTATAATCTTTCATTTGAATTAGCAATTATTTCTAAGAATCAAGAAGATGGTCTTCAGATTCTTGAGCAAATTTTACCAGTTTTTCAACCACATTTCAATCTAGCAGTTAAGTTGCTTTCGGAAGTTGATGAAACTAAGGATGTTCCTGTTATTTTAACAGGTGTTGATTATGAAGATACTTATGAGGGAGATTTTGCTACTCGTAGAGCAATCATTTATACCCTACAGTTTACTGTAAAAACATATCTATACGGTCCTGTTACAGAAAGCAAGACCATCAAAAAGGTCATCACCGATATGTACACAGATACAAATACTTCTTCTGCACCCAGAGAAGTACGTTATACCATTCAACCAAATCCTCTCTCAGCAGATGCTGATGATGATTTTGGATTTGGTGTTGTTGATGAGGACTTTACAGATAATAAGAAACGTAATCCTATTAGTGGTGCTGATGAGGCAATTTAACTATGGCAAATCCATTTGAAGGTCTTAATGATGCTTTTGGAGCAGAACCTTCTGATCTCCAGAAGCATGTTGAAAAAGTAAAACCAGAATTAAAGAAAACTGATGCTCCTGATGTGAGGCAGGATTACGAGACTACTCGTGCTGCATTGCATATGTTAGTAATGAAAGGACAGGAGGCAGTAGATGGCATACTTGATGTGGCACGAGCGTCAGATCATCCTCGTGCTTACGAAGTTGCTGCGACAACAATTAAAAGCGTAGCAGATACTGCTGATAAGTTGATCGACTTACAAAAGAAAATGAAGGATTTAGATGCCGAGGATAAAAAGTCGGGACCGTCTACTGTTAATAACACGATGTTTATTGGCAGTACTGCGGACCTCCAAAAAATGCTAAAGAAACAAAAGGAGATAAATAATACCGACACGAACTAACACGACATGACAGTATTAAATGTTTTAAGCACGAATGCAATCGCTGCTGATGCTACAGAATATCAAGTTGTACAGACTGGATATTATCGCGTAGTTGCAACGGCAGGTGATGCTACAGTTGCATTCAATGGTGGTCCTGCAATCACCCTGATTCAAGATCAAGCACTTCTGCTAAAGGGTGGCAAACCTGGACAAGCAAGAATTGTAAAGGGTGTCGATGATTCTACTGCAGATTATCAACTCGGAACTAATCTTGGAGAAACTGTTAATACTCACCCATTCTCAGTAGACGACTTCATTGCAGTAGAAGATGATAGTACATCTCCTGGAATCAATGCTGCTTTCCTGTCTGCAGGAACAGCGGGTAAGAAAGTCACTGCTGTACGTCCAAACTTTATTAGCACCGATATTGATTCTTCTGCTGCATCTGCAGATTATACTTATGCTTACAGTGGTCCTCAGGCAATCGTCAAGCGTTGTGTAAGTATTGCTGCAACTGGCAATGCAATTGTTGTTGAAGAAGTTCAAGTTGTAGGCGGTTGATATGGCACAAGGTTTTGCATCAGATGTTCCACCTGCCCTTAATGGCACCGCTAAGAAATACATTAGGGGTATGATGAAAGGTAAGAATAGGTGGAATAAACTCTATGGAAGTCGTTCCAAAGAGGTGATGCATAAGACTGCAAACAAAATGGCTATGGGAGAGATGTCTAAAATGCCACCAACATACAAAGATGTATTTGGAGAAGCAAACAAGTCTGGAGATAATTCTCTTCGTGACTGGTTTGGTAAGAGTAAATCATCTGATGGAACACCTGGTTGGGTACAACTTGGTGGTAAATATGCAGGAAAACCTTGTGCAAAGCAACCTGGTCAAACAACTAAACCCAAGTGTGGGTCTAGTAAGATGAAAAGAAACCTAAATAAAGGCGAAGAGGAAGCAGCATTTCGTCGTAAGAATGCTAAAGATCCAAATCCAGATCGTAAAGGGAAGGCAAAAAACGTGAAGACAGAAGATCTCGACCTTAAAACAATGTCCAAAGAACTTGATGGTGCATCTAAGATGCATAAAGGTCAGTCCGAACGTATCAAAAAACATCTTAATAAGATGAAGAAAGAAGCAGTTGTTAGTGAGCGTGCTGATACGTGGCATCCAGATCCTGAGAAAGATCGTAAGCTAGGTGGTCCTGGTGCTAATGCTCGTGCTCGTGAAGATCGTGCTGATGCAGCAAAACCTAAGGCAGACCCTAAGAAACTGAAACCAGGTGAGTCCTATATGGACTATTCCAAGCGTCAGAAGGCAGCAAAGTCGGGCACTGCTACTAGCAGATTGAACAAGATGGGTGCCAATATCAAACCTAAGAAAAAATCTTTGTTGGGTAGATTGGGTCTTAGAAAAGAAGAAATCCAAACAGAAGGTATGGGTGATGTTGCTATCAAGGCAATCAGAAAAACCCAAGGTGAGAAACCTGCATATCTTAGTAAGCGTTCTTCTATGATCCGTGCAATCAAACAAAAGCAACTCGATTCATATCTCAAAAAGGGAGATGCCAAGAAGAAAGAGAGAGTAACTAATGTTGGCGTTGGTGAAGAGTTTGTTAACGAGAAAGCAGGCGAGAAAGATGCTTGCTATAAGAAAGTAAAAGCAAGTGCAAAGGTTTGGCCTTCTGCATATGCTAGTGGTAGATTAGTCCAGTGCCGTAAGAAGGGTGCTGCTAGTTATGGTAATAAGTCTGAAGGAATGGCATTCCAACATGTTCAAGAGAAGTGTTGGCAGGGATATAAAAAAGTTGGTATGAAAAAGAAAGGTGACAAACTAGTACCAAATTGCGTTCCAGAAGGTGTAACAAATGAAGGAGCAGCCTGGACAAAAAAATCAGGAAAAAACTCCGAAGGGGGACTTAACGAAAAAGGACGAAAGTCTTATGAAAAGGCAAATCCAGGATCTGACCTCAAAGCACCAAGCAAGAAAGTTGGAAACCCCCGCAGGGCATCCTTCTGCGCTAGAATGAAAGGTATGAGAAAGAGGCAGAAAGCATCTAATAATACTGGAGATGATCGTCTGTCCAAGTCATTGAGAGCTTGGAACTGCTAACAGATTGATAACTTGTATCAATATGGTACAATAAATAATTAAAATCGTTATAGTGGGATACTGCATTTTATGACTGATCCAAAAGAAGTATCATCCTTTTCTATGGAAAGGAAGGAGTGTGCTAAGTGTGGTGCTGTTTGGCTTAACGGACAGCATATGTGGACTGGTACTGGAAACAAAGGTAATGAAATGGACCTTGCTGGTTTAGTTTGCAATAGTCTTAGTAAAGAAGATCCAGACTACACAAAGTGCATCAATCCCAAGAGAGGGGAAACTGGTGGACAAACATGGGCATATAGAAGGGGATATATTGATGGTGCATTGAAATCAAAAAGAGATTCTTTGGATGAACTCAATAACATGATGAATCCCTAACATGAAAAATTTATAGTTTTTTGTCATTGAGTAAATAGTTTCAGTTGCTTAAAAATTGATGCGATTTATTTTTGTCTTTGTTATTACATTAGTACTTGCGATTCCTGCATGGGCAGTAGATGTCACAATGGGTGCTAATGGCAACCTAGTATTTGAACCGAATGAGATTACAATCTCTGCAGGTGACACAGTTCATTTTATGAATGAATCACTACCTCCTCATAATATTATTGTGGAAGCACGTCCAGATCTTTCTAGAGAAGCATTACTATTTGCTCCTGGAGAAACACAAGATGTGGTATTTGCCGACAAAGGGGACTATAATTTCTTTTGTGGTCCTCATCAGAGCGCAGGTATGACAGGTGTAGTTCATGTGGAGTAAATGTCTTTAACTAAAGAAGAATGCCAGGAGATGATTGATGATGCCATACGAAAACACAATCGTAATGCTGGAATTATCTCTATGTGTGTTGGTTGGGTTGTTCTCTCACTTTTTGCTGAGGGTCTACTTCGACTTATCGGAGTGATCCCTCCACTATTACCTTGGTTAAAAATTAGTTTATAGGAGAATTATGAAAGTTGGAATGATTGGTTTGGGGCGTAGGGGTGAGGGAATGTCTCGTCTTATGCTGAAAGCAGGTATAGAAGTTTGGGGTTATAGTAGTAGCAGTTACGAGAGTGCCTGTGGACAATATGAAGCAGGATATATTAGTGGGTGTGTAACTTCACTAGAGTATCTTGTTCAGGCAGTTAAATCTGATAGTCTTAGATATACTAGTGCTGGTAAAGTTCCTGGTATCTTTCAGATCACACTCCCAGAGCAAAAGGCAGAAGACACACTTGATGAGTTACTACCTTTACTTGAGGATGGTGATATTATTATTGATCATAGTACCAGTGACATAAAAAAATGTCAGGAACTTGAAAAGTATTGCTCTAAGTTAGGTATATCTTATATCTTCTCTGGTGTATATGGGTCAAGATCTGCTATTGATGTTTGTTCTAAAATTTTCCAATCTCTATCTCCAGGTAATACTATCTAATGCCACACGAATTTGATCCATGTGAAGCACCCATTGAAGGTGAAGTTGATAAGTGGGGGTTTACTATTAAACCTACTATCAGCGATGATGAATTTATTCTTCGTTGTGTGAAAAATGCACCTTGTGGGTGTGATAGAAAACAAGCAATGAAGTTGATTAAAATATACGAGGGTAAAATTGACGGAAATGGAACAGCGCATTAAGATGAGACATGCGTTTGCCATGTCATCATTTGCTAGAATGTTTACGCCAAACAGATTAACAAGTGAAATGAGAGATCTTTGTAAAGAATGGTCTCAGATTGAAGATCAACCACCAGCTGGTGATTTGTATAAAGTTGATCGTTACTTTCTAGAACTTTGGAAGAAAAACAATGAAACCAGAAACTAGTCTATCAGCAACAATTATATTCGGTACAATCTTAGGTTTTGTATCCTGGAGTTTACTAAACGCTTATCCATTATGATATTACAGTTTGCTAGATTTTGCGGTGTTGTATTAAACAATCCATATGGGTTAGGAATCATGGCATGGTGTCTTGTCTTTGTTCCTATCATAGGAATGTGGGCAGTTCACAAACATGGTTGGCAACATTGGGAACCTTTTAAGAAATGAATTTATTATTAAGACCATTAGATATTCCAGGTGATCCTGTATGGTCAGTGATTATCTTGGTAATCATTGCCGTTGGATTGGCACTAGGTTATGTCATATACATATTAAGAATGGCATTTGCAGAATTAAAAAATGGGAGCAATGACACCACCAAACAGGAAAAGTTGTTACAACTTCAGGGTAGTGGAGATCAATCGTGTCCTTGATGGTGATACTATCGATGTCACTATTGACCTTGGGTTTGATTTATTCAAGAAAGAAAGAGTTAGAGTTGCAGGCGTTGATACGCCAGAAAAAAGAACAAGAAATTTAGAGGAGAAAGCACTTGGAATTGACGCAACAAATTGGATTAAAGAACATCTTAACTCAGCAATTGCTGGAGAAGAAGATCTTGTTATCAGAACTGAGCTTGTTGGTGGAATGGGCAAATATGGCAGACTCCTTGGATGGCTTTACATCGGAGATCAAGAAACTTCCCTCAATGAATTGATGATCACCGAAGGATATGCTCACGCATATGATGGTGGCACCAAGGATATGAACCTTGAAGCACTGAAAGAGATTCGTAGAGAGCATGGGACACTGGTAGAATGATGAGTGGTTTATTTGTTTTTGGATTTGTGATATTGCTTACAATAGGAATGGAAATGAGTTGGTCTGTGAAGAATAACAAATGAGTACAACCGAACAGTATCTTGGTAATCCCAATCTAAAGAAAGCAAACGTCGCTACAAACTTTACTCCAGACGAAGTTCAGGAGTATATTAAGTGTGCAGATGATCCTGTATATTTCATCCAGACATATATTAAAATTGTTTCTCTGGATAAGGGTTTGATTCCTTTTGACATGTATGACTTTCAGGTTGAAATGACTAGGAAGTTTCACGACAAAAGATTTAATATTGCAAAGTTACCTCGTCAGTCTGGTAAGTCTACTATCGTTACTTCATACCTTCTTTGGTATGTACTTTTTAATGCGAATGTCAATGTCGCTATCCTAGCAAACAAAGCAGCAACCTCGCGTGAGATGCTGCAGAGATTACAACTGAGTTATGAAAACCTCCCCAAATGGCTCCAGCAAGGAATCCTCCAATGGAACAGGGGCAGTCTGGAACTGGAGAATGGCAGCAAAATCATGGCTGCCTCTACTAGTTCTAGTGCCGTCAGGGGCATGTCTTTTAATGTCATTTTTCTGGACGAATTCGCGTTTGTTCCGAACCACATTGCTGATCAGTTCTTTTCATCTGTCTATCCTACTATATCTTCTGGTAAAAGCACAAAGGTAATCATCATCTCCACGCCACATGGGATGAACATGTTCTATAAGTTATGGCACGATGCAGAACTTGGTAAGAACGAATATATACCAACAGAAGTTCATTGGTCTGCTGTTCCTGGTAGAGATGCTGCATGGAAAGAACAGACTATTAAGAACACTTCAGAACAACAGTTCAAGGTTGAGTTTGAATGTGAGTTCCTTGGTTCTGTTGATACATTGATTGCTCCAAGTAAGTTGAGGACGATGCCGTATGCGGATCCCATTGCACAAAATAAAGGTCTTGCTATCTACAAACGTGTTGAACCTGAGCATAATTACATCGTAACGGTTGACGTTGCTCGTGGTACAAGTCAAGATTATTCAGCATTCTGTGTTATGGATACTACTACAGTGCCATACGAAATGGTTGCTAGATATAGAAATAATGAAATCAAACCCATTATCTTCCCCAATGTTATTATAGATGTAGCAAGAAATTATAACCATGCATATATTTTATGTGAAGTAAATGATATTGGCGGACAGGTTGCAGATATCATTCAGTTTGATTTAGAGTATGAAAATCTTTTGATGGTAGCAATGCGCGGTCGTGCAGGACAACAACTAGGTCAAGGATTCTCTGGTAAGAAGACGCAATTGGGTGTCAAGATGTCCACTGCTGTAAAACAGGTTGGATGCTCAAATCTTAAAGCATTGATTGAAGAAGACAAACTTATCATTTCAGACTACGATACAATTGCAGAACTAACTACATTCATAGTTAAAGGGCAATCCTTTTCTGCTGAAGATGGTTGTAACGATGATCTTGCAATGTGTTTAGTTATCTTTGCCTGGATGGCGATGCAGGAATACTTTAAGCAGATGCACGATAATGATGTGAGACAACGCATCTATGATGACCAAAGAGAAAATATCGAACAAGATATGGCACCATTTGGATTTATGTCAGATGGATTGGATGATGATCATATTATTGATGCTCAGGGAGAGCGGTGGGAGATCGCGGAATATGGTGATAGATCGTACATGTGGGAGTTCCAGTGAGTTTTCAAAAATATAAATAATCTTAGACAACCCGATGTTGGAATTACAAGGAGACTTAAACAATGGCAGTCAATCAATCATCGCCAGGTGTAGTCATTCAGGAAAGAGACCTGACGACTATTACCTCACTATCAACTGCAAATGTTGGCGTACTTGCAGCACCTTTTGAACAGGGTCCCGTAGAAGAAATTGTAAATATTTCTTCAGAGAGAGAACTTGCTGAAGTTTTTGGCAAACCAAACGAAAATAACTATGAGTATTGGTATACTGCTTCTCAGTTCTTGGGTTATGGTGGTGTCCTAAAAACTGTTCGCGTTTCTTCAACCAACCTTAAGAACGCTGTTAACACAGGCAGTGCTCCTCTAATTAAAAATCTTGATGATTATGAGACTAATATTGAGACCGCAAATAACGGTTTCTCGTGGGCAGCACAAACTCCTGGATCAAAAGGAAATTCCATCGGTATTTTTGTAACAGACGCTGGTGCTGACCAGATTGCAGTTCTCCCTGCTCCTGGTTCGGGTAACGAGCATGAGTTTGTTGCTGATGAAGTAGTTGCTGCAGCATCAGGTGCCGCTGGTAAAGTTTTTAAGTATAGCATTGTTCTTACTGTCGACACTATTGTTGGCGACTTTGTTCCTGGTGCAACTACAACTATTAGTATTTCTGGTTCTGATGAAACTGTTACCGTTCTCGCTTGGGATCCTGCTAACAACAAACTTGAAATTGGTCTTCCTGGTGGTGGTGTCACTGGTATTCTTGCTGATGGTCAAGTAATTACTCAAGGAGCTAATACTGCTGCCATCAATACAACTATTGAGCGTCGTCTGTACGTTGGTTTAGATAAAGGTAGCATTGCCTTCGCCGCTGCTGACAGTGTTGCTGATACCAACTCCACTGCAATTGCAGTCACTAGTGTCCGTAACGAATATGATGAGCGTGAGTATCTTCCTGGTGTAAAATGGGTAAACGTTGCTCCTCGTCCTGGTACTTCACTCTTTGCAACTAATGCAGGTGGATTCCGTGATGAACTGCATGTTGTCGTTGTTGACATCGATGGTGGAATTACTGGAACAACTGGTGCTCTGCTTGAGCGTTTCACTGGTGTTTCTAAGGCATCGGATGCTAAAACTTCTGTTGGTGAGACTAACTTCTATACTAATGTAATTAAGCAACGCTCCCAGTACATCTTCTGGGGTGAGCACGAGACTGGAGTATTTAATGCTACCGCTTCTGCTGCTGCTGGTAACTGGGGATTAGCTGCTAACGCACGTCAGTTCAACTTACTCCGTTCATCTGCTGGTTCGGTTTCATATCCTGAAGGTCGTACAACTGTAGGTTCTATTAACAACGCTACTTTCTACTATCGTCTTGAGAGTGGTGCTGACTACGCAGTTGGTGGTGGTAATTACACAATTAGCAATATTGATGTTGCAACTGCATACGAACTGCTGTCTGATCCTGAGTCCCAAACTGTTGACTTCTTCCTGACTGGTCCTTCTGGTCCTGATGATTCAGCAGCACTAGCTAAGGTCACATCTTTGGCAAACATTGTTGAAGAGCGCCGTGACTGCATCTTGTTTGTATCTCCTCGTCGTGCTAATGTAATTGGTGTTGCTAACGCATCTTCGGCAACAGATAATATTATCGATTTCTTTGATAAACTGCCATCTAGTTCTTACATTGTCTTTGATTCTGGTTATAAGTATATCTACGATAAGTACAATGATGTCTATCGCTATGTCCCATGTAACGGTGACGTTGCTGGACTTTGCCTACAGACAACTGAAGTTGCAGAACCTTGGTTCTCTCCTGCTGGTTTCCAACGTGGTACATTGAGAAATGCAATCAAACTTGCATATACTCCTAACAAACTTCAACGTGACCGTTTGTATTCTGCTCGTGTCAATCCAATTGTTTCTTTCCCTGGTCAAGGCGTAGTCCTTTATGGTGATAAGACTGCACAATCTTTTGCATCAGCATTTGATCGTATCAACGTTCGCCGTTTGTTCTTGACTATCGAACGTGTTATTGGTGGTGCTGCTAAGGCACAACTGTTTGAACAGAATGACGAGGCACAACGTTCCTTGTTTGTGAACATCGTTGAACCTTACATGCGTGAAGTTCAAGGTCGTCGTGGTGTAACTGACTTCTTGGTCAAGTGCGATAGCGACAACAACCCACCTGAATCAGTTGATCGTGGTGAGTTTTATGCAGAAATCTATGTAAAACCAACACGTACTATCAACTACATTTCACTGACATTCACCGCAACAAGAACTGGTGTTTCGTTTACTGAAGTCGCTAATTGATTAGATATTAACATTCTTCTGAGACCCTACGGGGTCTCTTTTTTTGTCTGAAAATATCAATTAGTCTAAATATATGTGACGAGTACAGGTATTAACTCATGGCAGTAAGAGGAACAATTGACGCTTTTAAAGCAAATGTCACATCTGATTTTGCAAGACCCAATTTATTCCAAGTAGATATCGCTTTCCCCTCAGGAATCATTGACAATGCTGACGCTGTTAAACTAGGTAAGTTTACTGTTCGTGCAGCAAATCTTCCTTCTTCACAGATTGGTGTTATTGAAGTTCCTTTTAGAGGAAGAGTCCTGAAGATTGCAGGAGATAGAACTTTCGAACCTTGGACGATTACAATTCAAAACGACAGCAAGTTTATTCTTCGCAGCGCATTTGAACTCTGGTCTTCTAGTATTCAGGCATACAACGAAAACTTTACTTCTGCTGGTGGTCTTGGGAATCGTGACGACAGTAGCGGTTACTTTGCTGATATGAAAGTTCATCAATTAGCACGCGATTTGAAGAGTGGCAAGAAACCCAAAGTTCTTAAGTCCTACAAATTCTACAATGTATTCCCCAGTAATATTGCTGCTATCGATCTTGATTTCGGTAACAACGATTCTATTGAAGAGTTTACAGTTGAACTCCAAGTTCAATACTGGACTCCTTTAGATTCCAAGAAAGATAAGGATGCCGATACCTGATAAATAGATCAGGATCAGTTAACTTAAGATTATAATGTCACAGCTCTTCGGATTTTCACTTGAAAGAGCGAAGAAGGTCCCTAAGGGGCCTTCTTTTGTTCAGAAAGACAAAATGGATGGTTCGCAACCTATTGTAGGTGGCGGATACTACGGATATTCTGTCGATTTTGATGGATCAATTCGTAATGATTATGAACTCATCACTCGATATAGAGAGATGGTGATGCAACCAGAGTGTGATAGTGCAGTTGATGATATCGTCAATGAGACTATTTGTGGAAACTTTGACGATGTTCCAGTTGAGTTAGAACTTTCTAATCTCAAGGTGTCGGATAAAATTAAAAAACTTATGAGAGAGGAATTTGATGAAGTTCTTCGTCTCTTAGATTTTGAAAATCGTTCATATGAAATCTTCCGTCGTTGGTATGTTGATGGAAGATTATTTTATCATAAAGTAATTGACCCCAAAGATCCTAATGGTGGTCTAACAGAACTTAGATATATCGATCCTCGCAAGATTCGCAAGGTAACTGAGTATGAGCAAAAACGTCCAGAGCAACTACGTGGTGTAGATCTCAATACTCAACTCACACAAAAATCAGCAGAGTATTTCTTATACAATCCAAAGGGGTTGAAGAACTCGACTAATCAGGGTATGAAGATTACTACTGATTCTATCACTTATTGTCACTCAGGTATTCAAGACCTGAACAAAAACATGACTCTTAGTCATCTGCATAAGGCGATTAAGGCAGTCAACCAACTGAGAATGATTGAAGATTCTCTGGTTATCTATCGTTTAAGTAGAGCACCTGAGCGTAGAATTTTCTACATTGATGTTGGTAATCTCCCTAAGAACAAAGCGGAGCAATATCTTCGCGAAGTTATGGGTCGCTATCGTAACAAGATGGTTTATGATTCAAATACTGGTGAGATTAAAGACGACAAGAAGTTTATGTCCATGATGGAAGACTTCTGGTTACCACGTAGAGAAGGTGGTAGAGGTACTGAAATCTCCACACTTCCTGGTGGGCAGAATCTTGGCGAACTTGAGGATGTAAAGTATTTCCAGAAGAAACTTTATAAGTCACTCAATGTTCCTGGTTCCCGTTTAGAAACAGAGACCACATTTAACATTGGTCGTGCTGCTGAAATTACTAGAGATGAAGTTAAGTTCCAGAAGTTTATCGCTCGTCTTCGCAAGCGTTTCTCTGAACTCTTCACAGATCTTTTAAAAACACAACTCATTCTTAAGGGCATTATGTCCATTGAAGAATGGGAAGATCTGAAGAACCATATTCAGTTTGATTTCATTGCCGATAATTACTTCACAGAACTCAAAGAACTTGAGATTCGTAATGAGCGTATGAATCAAGTAAACGTTATGGATCCTTATGTTGGGAAGTATTTCTCAGTAGACTTTATTCGTCGTCAGGTTCTAAAACAAACCGATGTAGAGATTAAAGAGATTGATGAGCAAATCGCTGATGAGATGGAATCAGGTATTATTGCTGATCCTAATGCGGAAATGGATCCCGCTATGGCTGCTGGCAATGGAGGTGGAGGAGCACCACCAGCAGAAGTAGCACCTAATGAAGAATCCGCAGTTGAACCAAGTGATGCCCGTAGGGGTGAATTTTAAATAGACTAAATATTATATAGTGGGAACATTATTATGCCTAGCGAAATTTCACAAAATATTGTAAAACAAATCTTTAGCGACGATAAATCATCTGCAATTGATTCTATTAATGATGCTTTAGGTGCTGCATCTTTTGATGCTATCCAACAGCGCAAGATTGATTTTGCAAAAAGTATGGGATTTGAATTAGATGATACTGCTCAGGATTCTGCAGATGAAATTGCAGATAGTTTACCTGATACAGGTGATGTGGAAAATGTAGAAGTTGATGAACGTCAACCACACGAACCTCCCGCTACCGAGGCATCTGCCGAAGAACAAACAGAAGAAACCCCAGAAGAAAATGAAACTGATAGCTGAAGAAATTACTCAAGTAAATTTTCTCTGTGAAGAGAATGAAGGAAAGAAGAATTACTTCATCGAAGGTATCTTCTTGCAGGCAGAACTGCAAAACCGCAATGGTCGCATGTATAAGTTACCGACTTTACAACGCGAAGTTGCTAAATACAGCGAGAACTACATTCAAAAGGGGCGTGCCCTTGGAGAATTAGGTCACCCCGATGGTCCTTCTATCAATCTTGATAGAGTGTCGCATAAGATCGAATCTCTCAAAGAAGATGGAAACAACTTCATTGGTAGAGCAAAAATTCTTGATACTCCCATGGGTAATATTGCGAAGAATCTTCTTTCTGAAGGCGTCAGTCTTGGCGTTTCTTCTAGAGGCATGGGTTCTTTAGTTAAAAAAGAAGGTTGTAATGTCGTCGCAGATGACTTTATGCTTGCTACTGCTGCTGATATTGTAGCAGATCCTTCTGCTCCCGATGCATTTGTTGACGGTATTATGGAAGGAAAGGAATGGGTTTGGGATAATGGCATCCTTAAAGAGTCTGCTATTGCTCAAATCAAACAAAAAATTGATAAAGCAACCCTTATCAATCTGCAGGAGCGTAAAATCTCCGCGTTTGCAGTATTTTTAAAGAGTCTGTGAATTATAAATAAATAAAGACAACGCTAATGCATAACGGAGTTCAAACAAATGGCTGAGACCTCACTCGATAAAGAGTTAGATAATATGGACCAAGTGACCGAAGGTTCCAACGTAGTTACCAAAGACGCTAAACCTGGCGAAAAAACTGCACTCAAAGATGAGTCGCAGAAAGTGGTAACTGTTACTTCGGACTCGGAAGAAGGTGCTAAGGGCACCAAGAACGCAGGCGCTTCTGCTGCTAAGGCAGTAAGTAAGGCACCCGTTCCTTCCACAAAACCCAGTGACGCATCTGCTAAGACGGAGGAAACGGAAAGTGAAGAAGAAATCATCGCTGAAACCGACCTCGACTTTACTGAAGATGTTGACGCTCTTGTCGCTGGTGAAGGACTCTCAGAAGAGTTCCGTGTAAAAGCAACAACTATCTTTGAAGCAGCTGTAACCAGTCGTGTTAATAGAGAAGTTGAAGCGTTGACAGAAGCATTTGAATCTACCTTAACTGAAGAAGTTGAAAAGATTCAAACAGAATTGGCCGAGAAGGTTGATGACTATCTCTCATATGCTGCAGAATCTTGGATGAAGGAGAACTCCCTCCAGATCGAGCATGGTATTAAAACTGAGATGGCAGAGTCATTCTTCTCTGGCCTAAAAGGTCTTTTCCTAGAGCACAACTTTACGGTGCCCGAAGAAAAGTTCAACATGCTTGATGGCATGGTTGAAGAAATTGATGATATGGAAGCTAAACTCAACGAGCAAATCGACGCTAACATCTCCTTGAATAAGAGAATTGGCGAGTTTGTAAAAATGGAAATTGTGAACGAATGTGCTACTGGTCTTGCTGAAACCCAAAAGGAGAAGCTTGCATCTTTAGCCGAGGGTGTTGAGTTTGAAACTGAAGATGACTTTAGAAATAAGGTCAATACGATTAAGGAATCCTACTTCACTAGAAAGGCTGAGACTGCTCATGCAGTTGAACCCACCGAAGAAGTTTCGGCACCCCTTGTCGAAGACACCACGAGCGGTTCAATGTCGAAATACGTTGATGCCCTTGCTCGCTGGTCCAAATAATTTAACCCTAACTACTAAAACTGGAAACTAAAATGTCTATTAAACAACTCCAGGAGAAGTGGGCACCCGTCCTGAATCACGATTCTTGTCCCGAGATTACTGATTCTCACAAGCGTGGCGTCGTTGCTCAACTCCTAGAAAACCAAGAAAGAGCTACTACAGAAGAAGCTCAAATGCTTAACGAAACTCTTGCTACCTCTGGTACAGGTGGTTTCGGTGGCGGTGCGACTGCAACTGGTCCTAACGCAGGTTTCGATCCTGTGCTGATCAGCTTGATCCGTCGTTCCATGCCTTCACTGATCGCCTATGACGTTGCAGGCGTTCAACCGATGACTGGTCCTACTGGACTGATCTTCGCAATGCGTACTCAGTATGGTTCTGAGCGTAGCCCTGCTTCTGGCGATTACAGAGAAGCGATGTTCAATGAGCCCAACGCTGGTTTCTCTGGTGGTGCTGGTACAGGTCTTAGCAACTACGATACCAACGCCTCTGATGCCACAAACGACGCCCAAGGCGCTAACCCTGGTCTCCTGAATGATTCCCCCGCTGGAACCTATGAGCAGACTGGAGACGGTACTGGCATGGCTACAGCCACTGCCGAAGCACTTAACGATGGTGCTGCATCTACCGCTTTCCGTGAGATGGGTTTCTCCATCGAGAAGGTTAGTGTTACTGCCAAGTCACGCGCCCTGAAGGCCGAGTACAGCCTTGAGCTTGCTCAGGATTTGAAGGCGATTCATGGTTTGGATGCCGAGCAAGAACTCGCCAACATCCTCAGCACAGAAATTCTTGCTGAAATCAACCGTGAAGTTGTTCGTACAATCTACGTCAACGCTGTCGCTGGTGCTCAGAACAATACCGCTAACGCTGGTATCTTTGACCTTGACGTTGACAGCAACGGTCGTTGGTCTGTTGAGAAGTTCAAAGGACTTCTGTTCCAGATTGAGCGCGATGCTAACGCTATTGGTCAGCAAACTCGTCGCGGGAAAGGCAACATCCTGATCTGTTCTGCCGACGTTGCTTCTGCACTGGGTATGGCTGGTGTTCTTGACTACACCCCTGCTCTCCAAGGCAACAACGCCCTGACAGGTGTTGATGATACCTCCAGCACACTGGTTGGTACTCTCAACGGTAAGATCAAGGTCTATGTTGATCCTTACTCTGCTAACGTAAGTGACAAGCACTTCTACGTTGCTGGTTATAAGGGAGCTAATGCATTTGATGCTGGACTGTTCTACTGCCCATACGTTCCTCTGCAGCAGGTTCGTGCAATCAATCCTGACACCTTCACTCCGAAGATCGGTTTCAAGACTCGCTACGGCATGGTCTCAAACCCCTTCTCACAAGGTCTCACACAGGGTTCGGGTGCTCTTACCGCCAACTCCAACCGTTACTACCGTCGTGTGCAGGTTTCGAACCTCATGTGATCAAGGTTGTTGTGGGGCAGGTTGTCCCACATGTCCTTTCAGACCTCCCACAAGGGGGGTCTTTTTTTATGTCTAGGTATAAGTTAGTAGGCATTAATATTCTTTGCTACTCATACTCATTCCGTCAGAATATCCTGACATTTAGTATAGATAGTAACAGAACTATGAGGTGGACAAATGAACCCAAATTTTAATTATATTATGACTCACAGTTATGAAAGAGAGAACAATGAAGAACAGTACTTCGATCAATCAGTTGTATGAGTGGAGGCATTTTAATGCGTCATCGGAAGAGTCTGAATTAGAATTGCTAAATGACTATTACGAATGTTTAATTGAATGCGATACTACAAATCAAGCATCATGTAAAAGAATCTGTAAAGAGGTTCTTATGTAGAATATACATACTATACCGTGTGGAGGAAGTGTAGGGGGTTTTAAGACCCCCTTTTTCTTTGTCTAAATATTTGTATAGATGATTATTATGATGGTAATTAATGATTATAAAATTGAAGATTTTATTGGTGTTTTTGATGTAGACATCCATCAAATTGAAATTGATAAGTATATTGATTATTTCAATAGATGTGAATCTATGCAAGTAAGTGTGGAAAGAAAAATTTGGAATACACACGATAAAACTAGTACTGGAAAATATATTGGTCATATACAAGATAGAGTTAATTCTATCGGACCCGATCTCGTTTCTCTTCCAGAAAAAAATGTAGTTGGATCAGCATCGTATCGATTTGTCATGGAAAAGTCTGGTGAATTGAGTGGAATTTTTAACAATATAATTCATACTTGTTATGAAAAGTATTGTGATAAATTTTTTACTCTCCATACAATACAATCTCAAATATACAATGCAAATGTTCAAAGAACATTACCAGGTCAAGGATATCATGTATGGCATTGTGAAAATGAGTATGCATACAGATCTTCTAACACAAGAGTTCTTGCAGTTATGATGTATTTGAATGATGTAGATGATGACGCTGGTGGTGAAACAGAATTTATTTACTTACATAAGAGGTTTAAACCAAAACGAGGAAGAGTTCTCATGTGGCCATCAGGATTTACTCATACTCATAGAGGCAACGCTCCATTAAAAGGTGAAAAATATATTATAACGGGGTGGATGGAAAGAAACATACAAGACAATAGCATTTTAGGATAATGGCAAACTGGTACAACGATCAACTTTCAAACAAAAACTATCTTTCACCAATTGGATTTTTATTCATTTTGGATAAAGCAAAGAAAGTTTCTTTCTTGTGTCAAAAAGCAGAAATTCCTACTGTCGAATTAGGTCAAGTAGAAATTCCTACAAGAGGTAGAGTAGTAATCCCTACTGAAGGGAACATGCGGTATAGTGATTTTAATATTGAGTTTATTGTTGACGAAGATTTAGAGAATTACATGCAGTTGCATAACTGGATGAGAGCATTAGGAACACCACAAGATGATGATGAAAGATTAGACTGGATGAATTCAACCAGCAGTATTACTGAGGGGGATAGAAGATTTTCTGATGCAACACTTCAGGTTTTAAACAATAACAACATTGCAAATTTTGATGTTGTATTCAAAGATTTATTTCCAACAAATTTATCAACATTATCATTTGATGTAACAGGAACTGATAATGATTATTTTACAGCAACTGCAACATTTAGATATACAATCTATGAGATCAGAGATGTTAATCGTAAGACAAGAAGATGATAGAATGGAGACAAGACATGCTTGACAATTGGGTGCTTACTCTTAGAGAAAGAAAATTTCTAGAGAATGGACCCAAGAGTTTAGCACAAGCATGGAATTTACAAGCACTTAAGTATCGTTATGAATCTAGAAACACTTCAAGAAATGTGGAAGACTGATTCCAAACTGGATGATGATCTTCATGATAATGACTCTCTAGCAATCCCTCAACTCCATATGAAATACATGGAGTTTCATAATACATATTCTCTTATGAAAAAAGATAGAGAATTGGAAATGAAAAGATTGCTTAAAGAAAAATGGTTATATTATAAAGGTAAAGCACCTGCTTCAGTATATAAAGAACTGCCTTTTGATCTTAAATTAACTGCTAAGGATGAACTTGTAATGTTTATTGAGGCAGATCAGGATATTCAAAAGATTCAATTCAAGATTGACTACATAGAGCAAGTGATATTCTTTTTAGATGGTGTATTGCGAATGATAAATTCTCGCACTTACCACATTAAGAATGCTATTGAATGGAAAAGATTTCAATCTGGTATGTAATTAAATTATGATTAAATATGGTGCTCCCTATCTGCACATCTCATTTGATACCAATCTTATGCATGAAGTTAGACGTGCAATATCAGAAACAAAATTAGATTGGAAAAGTAGTAAAGTTGTTAATGACGACAAGTTAGATGTAGAGGATAAGTCTCTAAGAGTATGTGAATCAGTATGGATTAGAGACTACAGATTAAATTGTGCATTGATGGACACGATACGTCAAATTAATCGTGATGCAAATTGGTATTTAAATATCACAGATGTCGAACCAATTCAATTTGGTGTATATCCAGAGGGTGGTAAATACGATTGGCATGTTGATCAACATCAACAGTTTCTCCCAGATATGCAAGGAAACCCTTCTACTAGAAAAGTTAGTATGAGTTTGTTCTTAAGTAACTTGGATGAATATGAAGGTGGGGAGTTTGATTTGGAGATATATAAACCAGAGAGCAACCCAAGATACGAAACTTTTCGTCTTAAAAAGGGTGACGCTATTTTTTTCAATAGCACTACATGGCACAGAGTCCGTCCTGTGACATCTGGCGTCAGAAAATCTATTGTAGCGTGGTTTACTGGACCTCCTTATGCATGACTTAGTTATTAAAAAGAAGAATGAAGTGTATCTTAAAGTTGAGGCAGAACCTCATATCAATTATGAACTAGCAGATTATTTTTGTTTTGAAGTTGAGTCTGCAAAGTATATGCAGAAGCAACGTCGGTGGAAAGGATGGGATGGAAAAATCCGCCTTTATTCCCCAGCAACTGGAGAGATATATTGTGGTCTCTTAGACTATCTCATGGAATGGGCGGATAAAAAAGGATATAAGTATCGCATGGAAGACTGCAAATACTTTGGTCATCCAATGTCTCAGAATGATTTTATCACTCCTCAAGGAGTTGCTGGATTTGTGAAGGCACTACATCTTCCACAAAATTTGAAGGTAAGGGATTATCAGTATAAAGCAATATACGAGGCATTAAAATATAATAGGCGACTTTTATTGTCACCAACAGCTTCTGGAAAGTCTCTGATGATTTATGCATTAGTACGTTTTCATGCAAATGCAGACAGAAATATTTTAATTGTAGTCCCTACCACCTCTCTCGTGGAGCAGATGTATAAGGACTTTGAGGAATATGGATGGATGGCGTCCGAAAACTGCCACAAAATATATGCGGGGCAAGAAAAATACACGGACCATCAGGTGGTAATTACCACTTGGCAATCTATCTATAAGGAACCTAGAAAATGGTTTGATAGGTTCGATGTAGTTATCGGTGACGAGGCACACCTTTTCAAAGCTAAATCTCTTACGTCTCTGATGGGTAAGTTGCATGAATGTAAATATCGTATTGGATTTACAGGAACTCTTGATGGTGCAAATGTCAATCAGTTAGTTCTTGAAGGTGTATTTGGTAGGTGTTCCCAAGTGACACGAACTGCTCAACTAATGGAAGCGGGACATGTTGCTAAGTTGAAAGTAAAGATTGTTCTAGTAAAGCACGAGGAGAAATTATTTGAAGGTTATCAGGATGAGATAGGATACCTTGTAGAGCATGAGGGTAGGAATAAATTTATCCGCAATCTTGCTTGTGATCTAAAAGGAAACACTCTAGTCCTTTTCAACTATGTAGAGCGTCACGGAGTGCCTCTTTATGAGATGATAAATAGTTACACCGAAAGACCAGTACACTTCGTACACGGTGGAGTAGACGTTAATGACCGTGAAGACATCAGACTATTAACCGAACAATCTGATAATGCCATCATCGTTGCTTCATATGGTACGTTTTCCACAGGCATCAACATCAAAAGATTACACAACGTTATCTTCGCAAGTCCTTCAAAGTCCAGAGTTCGCAACCTACAATCTATTGGTCGTGTCCTAAGGAAAGGCGAAAATAAATCTCAAGCAACGTTATACGACATTGCTGATGATATCTCTACAGACAGAGGTAACAACTATACACTCAACCATTTAATGGAGAGAGTCAAAGTCTATAACGAAGAAAAATTTAATTATGAAATCATAGATGTTAAAATAAAAACTTATGATTAGTTACGCAAGACACGACGAAGAATTTTATGGTATCTTCAAACTCCTTAATGGAGAAGAGGTACTAGGCAAAGCAGTTCTTACTGAAGATGAGGGTTCTACCTTAGTTTTCATTCAGGATCCTGTTTCCACACAAATTGTTACTAAAGAATCTGATGATGGTCGAACTATCAGAGGAATAGGATTTGCAAAGTGGATGCAATTTTCCGATGAAGATTTTTTTATTATTCAGGAAAAAGATATCTTGACTGTTACTTCAATGAGTAAAGAAGTTACTTTCCTGTATGAAGCATTTTTATTAGGAGATAATCTTGATAAAAAAGATACAACAAAAATAGATCCTGAACCAGAGATGGGTTACTTAGGAAAGATTAATGAAGCAAGAAGTCGATTTGAACGAATCTATAAAAGCTAGAACTTGTCTTGAACCCTCACATGGTTATTCTACAGAGACTTGACGATCTTGTCAAGTATGTTATAATATAAACAAAGCAAGTAACCATATGAAAACAACTGTAAAAAAACAAAAACAGCATTACGTTGATAATCAAGAGTTCCTTGCTGCTATTGTAGACTATCGGCAGAATATGTATAATGCTGCTATAAAAGAATTTCCTGAACTCGCTAAGATGGATCAGGATGAAGAGTTTGCTTTCTTAAAAAAGTGGAAGAGTGAAAATAAACCTAGAGTAGGAAATTATATTGGTAGTTGTTTTTTAAAAATTGCTACACACCTATCATACAGACCGAACTTTATCAACTACATGTATAAAGATGATATGGTTTGTGATGGTATCGAAAATTGTATTCAGTATATTGATAACTTTAATCCAGCAAAATCTAAAAATCCGTTTGCATACTTCACACAAATTGTGTACTATGCATTCCTAAGGAGAATTGCAAAAGAGAAACGTCAGTTAGATATCAAAGATAAGATTCTTGAGAAGTCTGGATATGACCATGTGTTTACGGTTGACGGAGACACAGATACAGGTTATAATCAGATCAAGTCCCGTGTGGAGATGAACTCAAAACGATGACCAAGAAAACTGATCAAGAAAGATTGCGCGATGCAGTCCAAAAAGATAGTCCCTGCAGAGATGACAATGAACGCGGTTACTGGCGCAAAAGACTTAAGGACCTAGAAAAGGAAAACCAATCTAGTGATTAAATTTACTCGAAATCATTTTAAGATTGTAAGATCTATTGAATGGTCTGATGTAATAAAAAAACTAGCGTTTGATTTTGAAAATGGTGCTGTAAATTTTATTGCAGACACACCATTAATTCCCCCAACCTTTGCAATGCATAGTAAATTTGCTCCAGGTTCTATTAGAACTGCTTACGACGAAGTTAAGGATTCTCAAAACATTGTACAGATGCATGTCTACTCATCTTTGGGTAATAGTAGTGCAACCTATGGACGACATAAAGATGTTATGGATGTCTTAATTGTTTCTGCTATTGGATCTGTTATTTACAAATTTGATGATTGTCCATCTTATACTGTAGATCCTGGTGATAGTATTTTTATACCTAAAGGTGTTTATCACGAACCTCAAATTGTAGAACCTAGAGTAACTTTAAGTTTTTCTTGGGAAGTATCAAAAAATAATAGAATTGACACATGAAACTTTTATTAATAACCGATCAACACTTTGGTGTTCGCAATGACAATCAATCCTTTATTGATCATTATAAAAAATTCTATGGGGAAGTAGTTCTTCCATTTATTGATTCGCATAAGATATCTAAAATTATCTGTCTTGGCGATACCTTTGACAAGAGACGTTCTATCAACTTTATGTCTCTTGAAGCAGCAAAGGAGATGTGGTTTACACCTCTCCAGGAAAGAGGTGTCAGTATGGATATGCTTGTAGGAAATCATGATATTTATTACAAAAATACTCTACGAGTTAACGCCCCAAGTGAGTTACTTGGAGAATACAACAACATCAACGTCATCACTAGCCCTACCACTCTTGTGTATGACAATCTTCCTATACTCCTTCTCCCTTGGATTTGCGATGAGAATCGTACAGAAGTTCTGGAAAAAGTAGGAAGTACCGAAGCAAAAGTATGCATGGGTCATCTAGAACTAAATGGTTTTGAAGCTCATCCTGGTCATGTAATGCAACATGGTATGGACTCGAATGCCTTTTCTAAGTTTAAAAAAGTATTCTCGGGACACTATCATATGAAATCAACCAAGAAGAATGTAAATTATCTTGGTAATCCTTATCAACTATATTGGAATGACTATGGATGTAAGCGAGGGTTCCATGTATTTGACACAGAAACTTTAAAAACTACTTTCTATAAAAATCCATTTGACATTTTCCATAAACTCTATTATAATAACGGGGTTACCCTACCTAACGAAGAAGACCTTAAAGGATCTTACGTTAAATTAATTGTAGAAAACAAAGGTGACTATGCTAAGTTTGATTATGCTGTAAGTCAACTACAAGACATGGGTCTTGGAGACCTCAAAATTATTGAGGATCTAAGTGTTGAACTTGATTCTGGTTCTGAGGTTCTGGAAACCGAAGATACAATGACATTGTTAGATAACTACATAGATGATATTGACCTCAAAGTTAATAAATCAAATGTGAAAAATGTAATGAGGTCTCTGTATATGGAAGCATCGGAAATTTAAATGTTTGTTTTAACAGATAAAAACTCAGGCGGCATCTATGCTATAAACAGCAAAGCACGTACAAAAACTGTGACTTTGTTTGAGGAACGAGATGACGCTGAACGTTATGTAAATCTTTTAAATGCAGATGATTACGAAGATGAATTAGAAATTATAGAAGTTGATAAAACTGTTATTGCTGTTAACTGTAACCAATATGGATATGTTTATACTGTCATATCCAAAGACGATCTGATTGTTCCCCCATGATTACATTTGAGACTATTCGCTGGAAAAACTTTCTTTCAACAGGAGACCAGTGGACTGAGATTGATTTTTGCGAGTCTTCATCAACACTTATTGTAGGTTCTAATGGCGCAGGGAAATCCACTATGTTGGATGCTCTGTGTTTTGCTTTGTTTGGAAAAGCATTTCGCAAAATTAACAAAAATCAATTAGTAAATTCTATTAATGAAAAGGGAACTAAAGTTGAAGTTTGTTTTTCTATTGGTAGAGATGAATACCGTGTGTTTAGGAGTATTAAACCAAATGCATTTGAACTGTATAAAAATAATAAACTTGTTGATCAAGATGCTGCCGCTAAAGATACGCAAAAATATCTTGAGCAGTCGGTATTAAAACTTAATTATAAATCATTTACTCAAGTTGTCATTCTTGGATCTAGCACATTTGTTCCTTTTATGCAATTGCTTGCTGGTCATAGGAGAGAGGTGATAGAAGACTTGTTGGATATTAATATATTTTCAAACATGAATTCTTTATTGAAAGATAGAATTCGTACAGCACAAAGTCAAAGTAATGATTGTGGTCATATGCTTCGGTTGTCTAAAGAGAAACTCGAAGGTCAGAAAAAATTGATTGGTTCTTTACTTGAAGTGAATGAGAATCGTCAAGAAGAAAAACGTAGTAGATATAATAAAAATGCTAATCGTGTTGTTGAATTGGGTGTTCAGCATAAAAAAAAGAAGGATGAGATTGTTATTCTTAAAGAACAGGTAGAAGATTCTACAAATCAAAAAACGTTTATTCAAAGATTACGTCAAAGTCAATCAGATAAAAAATCAGAACTAAAATTAATTGCTAAAGATTTGAAGTTCTTCAAAGGTCATGATGTTTGTCCTACATGTACGCAAGATATTAGTAGCGCATTTAAAAAAAATCAAGTTACCGATCTAATAAAATCTGGTAAAACTCTTTCTGTTGAGATTGAAGAATTCACTAAAGATATTACTGAAGCAGTAGATATTGTTAGTAAGATGGAAGAAACTTCTGCAATGTTGTATGAAGTTCGTAGTGATGCTACTGCAGTTGAACGAGAAATTGTTCGTCTTGAGATGGAGAATCTTGAAATCACAAAAGAAATTACCAATCTACAACAAAGCAGACCAAACATCGATCAGGAAGAAGAAATTTTATTTGCATTTAAAAAAGAATATGATGATACAGAAAAAAATTGTTCTGAAGTCAATCAATGTTTAGATGAGTTTCAAGTAGTTGGAACTTTGTTGAAAGACTCTGGTATTAAAAGTCAGATTATCAAAAAGTATGTCCCTATCTTTAATCAATTGATTAATAAGTATCTTCAGTCAATGGATTTCTTTGTCAACTTTACATTGGATGAAGAGTTTAATGAAGTCATTAAGAGTCGTTTCAGAGATGAGTTCTCATACTCATCATTTTCTGAAGGTGAGAAGCAAAAAATTGATTTGGCATTATTGTTTACTTGGCGTGAAGTTGCTAGGATGAAGAATAGTGTTGCTACAAATCTTTTGATTCTTGATGAAGTTTTTGATAGTTCTCTTGATGCGTCAGGTACAGGTGAACTTCTTCAGATTCTTCGTAGTCTCGGAAATGATACTAATGTCTTTGTTATCTCACATAAAGGTGACATTCTTGTTGATAAGTTCTTGCGAACACTGAAGTTTGAAAAGATTAATGATTTTTCAAAGATGTCGGATGAGTCCTAAATAAACTTGGTTGAGGAGAAAACTTTTGCTTTCTACACAGTACAGACTGCGCTTAGAATTCATTTGTAAATGTATTGCAAATGGTGAAGAGGTAAAACTTGACGATATGATATGGGCAGAGAAACTTGCTAAGTCTCATACACTTGCCAGAGATTGGTTGCAAAAAGCAAGAAGACAATCTTCTCAAGAAATTGAAGAAGGTAGTACCGACGATTTTCTGAATAGGATGGGACTAGGTGATCCCGACCCATCCAATCACAAAACGGGATTTGCTGATGCTGACGATATAAAAGAATGGTTCGGAAGAGACAAACCTGATGACTGGAGGCAACGTGACTGATTATGTTTGTGTCCCCACATGGGATCCTATATTCGAGTGTATGCGCTATCATTGGGTACACAAGTCTGAAAAAGATCCTGTGCAATTTGTAAAAAATCTCAATCCCAATGAAGTATTGTTATGAAGATGTGGGAAACTGAGTGTATTGGGTGCGGTAAAATGATACCAGCAAATCAATGTCCTCAAGTCGGATGCTATGTTTCATCCAAAAATAAATATAAAAATTCATTATGTAAACCCTGTTGGTTAAAAAGCAAATGCAAGCAGTAATTTATTCTAACGATAGTCAAGAGTGCGAGCGTATGGTGGCACTATTAGATTCTCTTGGTGGAGAGTTTTTAGAGTATAAACTTAATAAGCACTTTACTCAACGTTCTTTTGAAAATGAATTTGGTGAAGGAGCAACTTATCCTCAGGTCTCTTTAGGTTATAAGCACGTTGGCAACATGCATGACACATTACATTTCCTACAAGAGAAAGGAATGCTTGTGTGAAAAAAATATTGAGGGTTTGGAAATATGCCTTGGGTTCGTTCTCTGATGAGAAGACCGAGAGGTATGACAATGCTATTGTTGTTATACGATCTCTCGTGTTTTTTAGTTATCTCATTACTAATTTTTTCATTATTGCTGGAGTGATCCGCCACTGGGACAGTAATCAAAGTGTCCCTGTAGTTTCCCCACACCTTGACGATAGTGCTATAATTACAAGGTAACCAAGAGAGACGGATGAACACTCAGGAAGTCAAGGGCACTCTTGCCAAACTACTCGCTACAGAGAACCTGACTGTAGAGCATCGTAAGGTTAGTACCGCGTGCTTTGATGTTGATAAACGTCTGCTCATCCTCCCTATCTGGAAGACTGCCTCTAATACCGTTTATGACCTTCTGGTGGGGCATGAGGTAGGACATGCTCTGTATACTCCTAATGAGGATTACAGTGGTGCCTCAAAGGCATTTGTGAATGTTCTGGAGGATGCTCGTATCGAACGTATGATGAAGGTAACCTATCCTGGTCTCCGTAAATCTTTTTTTGAGGGATATAAAGAGTTGTGGAATGAGGACTTCTTTGGTGTAAAACATGAAGATCCCACAACACTCTCATTGATTGATCGTATCAATCTTTATTTCAAAGGTAATCCTAGTATTCCATTCTCTGATGATGAGATGGTATGGGTCCGTCGTGCAGATCAAACTAAAACCTTTAGGGAGGTAGTTAATCTTTCTAAAGAATTGTATGAATATTGTTCTGAAAAACAGGATCATAAAGAAGAGATGATGATGCCATCAACAGAAGATGGTCAAGCACAAGCAGATCGTGAGGAAGAAATAAACCCTGTTGATAGTGATGACTATGAGGAGATGACTCACGAAGAGATGCTTGAAGAGGCAGCAAGGCGTGAGAGTGAATGGAGAGAAGATATTGAGCAGAGTGATACAGATTTAGATACACCTTCTTATGGGGGTGACGCTGATGAAACCAAATGTGTAACTAATGATGCACTTGCAGAAGCACTTGAGACTCTTGTAGATGACAATGCTAAGGAATGGGTATATCTCTCAATTCCTAATCCTAAAGTTGAAGATTTAATTGTTCCTTTTAAAACAATTCAAGAAAAACTCCAAGGACATTTTTATGATCCCGAACGCACTTGGGGAGAGTATGTTCAGTATGCTGTTGATAATTACAATTCATTTAAAAAAGATACACAGAAGACTGTCAATTATTTGTGTAAGCAGTTTGACATGAAAAAATCTGCTGAAGAGTACCGTCGTTCAGCAACTTCTAAAACAGGTGTTCTTGATACCAACAAACTACACACTTACAAATATAATGATGACATCTTTAAAAGAGTCACTGTAGTTCCTGAAGGTAAAAATCATGGTCTTATAATGTATCTTGATTGGTCTGGTTCCATGGGTAATCAATTGCTTGATACCCTGAAACAAACTTATAATCTCATCTGGTTCTGTAAAAAATCTGGAATTCCATTTCGAGTATATGCTTTCCAATCTGGACATGGATATCATATTCAGAATGATGATCTTAATATCATGCAGAATGAAAATGAGTTAGGAATTTCTTCAGATTTTCGTCTGCTTGAATTCTTTTCATCTCGTCAAAATAGACAATCTCTTGAGAAGTCTATGCAATTAGTATATACTCAGGTGTTTGCTATGAATGGATGGCGTCTAAATTATTTTTCAGAGTATACTCTTGGCGGAACTCCTCTTGCCGAAGCAGTATATTGCACTCGTAAAATTGTTTCTAATCTTAAAAAGATTGAAAGAGTTAGTAAAGTAAATGTTATTTGTTTGACTGATGGTGAAGCAAATCCTATGAGTTACATTCATAAGTTTGCTGAAGATCATTACTATCGCGCTGGAGAATATCGGTATCAATACCTATGCCACACTCGGGGTAAAGTATTTTTTCTTCGCGATCCTGAAACTGGATATACCCGTAGAATCTCAAGTCATCCATATGAAACTACAAAAGAGATAGTATCATTCTATCGTGAGATTACTGATTATAATTGGGTTGGTATTCGTCTTTGTAGTAAAGGTGATTTATCTAAACTGATTAGAGAAATTGCATATGATAAATTTGATGCAATCGATAAGCAGTGGAGAAAGGAACGTTTTGCTTCCATTAAAGAAAGTGCAGGATTTACTGAGGCATTCTATATGCCCGATAAAAATACTGGACTAGGAACTTTAGATCTTGAGGTAAAACAAAAGTCCGAAGTTGCCACCAAAGCAGAACTCGCTCGTGCATTTAAAAAACACATGGGTTCTAAAATGACAAACAAGACCATCCTTAACGCATTTATTGAGCAAATCGCATGAAGTGTAAAGTACAACTATTCAAGGCAGGAACAGTTTTTGACGAAATTGTTATTGCTACAGACTATGACGATGCTAAGAAGGTTGCCTTGGCACGAAACCCTGGAGCAACTATCATGGGAGTAACGGCAGTATTTGAATGAACATCTTCGTCACTGACGAGTCTCCATGGAAGTCAGCAGAAGTTCTGCCTGACAAGCACATCGTTAAGATGCCTCTAGAGACCTGCCAGATGCTTGCTATAGTCGCCTCAGACAAGTGGGGGCATGGTTATGGCACACTGCCTAAGAAAGATGGAACACCCTATGCTACGGACAAGGGAGCGTTTCGTAATCACCCTTGCACCAAGTGGGCAAATGAGACTGTAGCAAACTCTCGATGGTTGCTTGAGCATGGCGTTGCATTATGTGACGAGTATTATACTCGGTATGGGAAAAACCATACCTGTTATAGGACTCTCCTTGCTGCTGACGAGATCATTCCTTCTGCAAAGTTGAGTGATCATACTCCTTTTGTCTTTGCAGGACCTGACGAATATAAGTATGACACCAGCATTGACATCTTCACTGCTTACAAGATGTACATTGCATCTAAACCATGGGTGTCATCTAACTATCTGCGTATTCCAAATCACAAACCTGAGTGGGTGTGACAACTAAATAACTGTCCAAGACCCTCCCGTTCGGGGGGGTTTTCTGCTATACTATCTGTATAGTCAACAAAGGAACTCATGCCCTTCGCTCCAAATCCTGTTACTACTGAACAAATGGTTCAATATCTCATCGATAATTTCGGTGTTGAAGTCGGGTGTCAGAATATTCGCGAGGCAGCAAGTCAACTCAATCTGTCCTACGCTACTGCTTGCAAGCGTTTGAAGTCTTATAAATCAGGAACAGGTAAGTGGAACTTGACTGCTCAAGAGATTGAGCGAGCATATGAAGCACCCTCTGTCACATCTGCTGTAAACTATATTCCTGAAAAAGATGATTCCTATGTCCAGTTTGGTAATTTTTCATCTGTTCGCAAGATTATTCAGTCCCGTAAGTTTTATCCTATCTTCATCACAGGTCTTTCTGGCAATGGTAAAACCATGTCAGTTGAGCAAACTTGTGCTGCAACAAAACGAGAGTTGATTCGGGTAAATATTACTATTGAAACTGATGAGGATGATCTTATTGGTGGTTTCCGTCTTGACAATGGGTCAACTGTTTGGCATAACGGACCTGTCGTGGAGGCACTTGAAAGAGGAGCAGTCTTGCTACTTGATGAAGTTGACCTTGCTTCAAATAAAATCCTCTGTTTACAATCCATCCTTGAAGGCAAGGGTGTGTTTCTGAAAAAAATTGGTAAGTATGTAACTCCTAAGGACGGATTCAATGTTATTGCAACTGCAAATACTAAAGGTAAAGGTAGCGATGACGGTCGCTTTGTTGGAACCAATATTCTCAATGAGGCATTCCTCGAACGATTCCCTGTAACTTTTGAGCAGGAGTATCCCAGTGCTATTGTAGAAACTAAGATCCTGTTGAATGTTGGTTGTGATCCAGTTTTTGCAGAGAATCTTGTAAAGTGGGCAGGTGTGATTCGTAAGACCTTCTTTGACGGTGGTGTTGATGAAGTAATCACGACACGTCGTCTGGTCCATATTGTGCAGGCATATGATATTTTTGGTGATCGTCTTGACGCTATCACTAAGTGTGTGAATCGTTTTGATGACGATACAAAACAATCTTTCCTAGATCTCTACACTAAGGTTGACGCTGGAGAAGATTCGGAATATAATGAGGATGAAGAAAACATCTTATTATGAAATACAATGAAGATGCGCTTCTCAAGGAGTTGCGCGATTATATCACAGGGACCTACGGACAACACTATTCTGCTGGTAACGATCAGATTCAAACATTAGATCTGATTGAATCCTGTGGTGATGCTGAGGCATTCTGTAGAAGTAACATTCTAAAGTATGCTTCTCGCTATGACCGTAAAGGCACTGCCCGTCGTGATATCATTAAGATCCTACACTACGGATTGCTCCTCCTCCATTTCTCTGACAAATCTGCACCCCCTAAAGAAGTATACCCTCAATGACAGTAATTTCCAAATCCACCATTGAAGTCTTAAAGAACTTCTGTTCTATTAACAAGTCTATTGTCATCAAACCTGGCAATCAAGTTTCTACTCTCAGCATCAACAAAAACATTCTTGCTATTGCTGATGTTGAAGAACAATTTGAGAATCAAATTTCTATCTATGACTTGGGTGTATTTCTTGGTGGTTTGAATCTATTTGATACACCAAAACTTGATACCTCACAGAGTAATTATGTTACTGTGAGTGATAGGCGTGGTAAGTCTAAGACTCGTTTCTTTTATGCCGACCCTGATATTATCACTCAACCTCCTGAGAAGGAAATTAATATTCCTTCTTCTGATGTAACATTTCAACTCAATCGACTCCAACTTGATCAACTTAAAAAAGCAGCACTAGTTTATCAACTACCCGATCTATGTTTGTATGGAACAGGTGGAACTATGAATCTTTGTGTGACTGATAAAAAGAATGATACTTCTAACAGTTACTCTGTTGAAGTTGGTGAAACTGATAATGAATTCTGTTATTGTTTTAAAGTTGAGAATCTAAAACTATTGTTGGATGATTATCATGTAACTATTAGTAAGCATAATGTTGCTCTATTCCAGGGCAATGGCATCAAATACTTTATTGCTCTCGAACCTAACAACTAATGAATGATTTTTTATGGGTAGAGAAGTATCGTCCTCAGACTGTTGAGGAATGCATTCTTCCTGCTAATGTGAAGCAAACCTTCCAGAGTTTCATTGACCAGGGTGAGATCCCTAATCTCCTCTTATCTGGAACTGCTGGTGTTGGTAAGACCACCATCGCCAAGGCACTTTGTAACGAACTTGGAGCAGACTACTATGTTATCAATGGATCGGATGAAGGTAGATTCCTGGATACTGTACGCAATCAGGCAAAGAACTTTGCTGCTACTGTGTCTCTCACTGCTTCTGCTCGTCACAAAGTTCTTATCATTGATGAGGCAGACAATACAACCGCAGATGTTCAATTACTCCTTCGTGCAAGTATCGAAGAGTTCCAAAAAAACTGTAGGTTCATATTCACTTGTAACTTCAAAAACAAGATTATTGAACCGCTACATAGCAGAACAACAGTCGTAGAGTTTAACGTTCGTGGACAGACAAAGCAAGAACTTGCTGGTGCGTTTTTTACAAGGTGTCAGGATATCCTCAGGCGCGAGGAGGTCACCTTCGCTCCGAGAGTTGTTGCAGAAGTCATCCAAAAATACTTTCCAGACTTCCGAAGAACCATTAACGAACTGCAGCGATATGCAAGCACGGGGGTTATCGACACTGGCATTCTGGCGACGTTAGGTGATGCTAATGTAGATACTCTTGTGACAGCATTAAAGAACAAGAAGTTTAATGATGTTAAGAAGTGGGTGACACAAAATCTAGATGCTGACCCAACATCTATTATGCGTAAACTCTATGACAATCTATCTGGTGTGATGGATGGTCCTAGTGTTGCTGCTGCTGTTCTAATCATTGCTGAGTATCAATACAAGTCTGCATTTGCTGTGGATCAGGAGATTAATCTTCTTGCTTGTCTTACTCAAATTATGTTAGAGTGTCAATTCAAATGACATCATTAAAGACTCCTCTTCGTTATCCTGGTGGTAAGTCTCGTGCCACCAAAAAGATGGCACAGTTCTTTCCATCATTCAAAGACTACACCGAGTTTCGGGAACCCTTCGTTGGTGGAGGTTCTGTTGCTCTCTATATCACTCAGATGTATCCTCACCTGGATATCTGGGTGAATGATTTGTATGAACCATTATATAATTTTTGGAAAGAACTGCAGTACGATGCAGATGAGATTCGTAATCAGTTGGTTCAACTTAAGCAAAGTCATCCAGAACCAGTATCAGCAAAACAATTATTTCTAGACGCTAAGGAGAAACTAAACGATGATTCAACATCCAACCTATCTGCTGCTGTGTGTTTTTATATTGTTAATAAGTGCTCTTTCTCTGGTCTCACTGAGTCCTCGTCCTTCAGCAAACAGGCGTCAGACTCAAACTTTAGTATGCGAGGGATTGATAAACTCCCCGCCTATGGAGAACTCATCCAAGACTGGAGAATTACTAATCTGTCATACGAAGAACTTCTAACTAATAAGAAGGAATCGTTTGTGTATCTAGATCCACCTTATGAGATTAAGTCCAATCTCTATGGTAAGAAAGGTGGGATGCATAAGGGGTTTGATCATGATGAGTTTTTCTTTGCATGTGATAGACATGCTTGTGACCAGATGGTATCATACAACTCTTCCAATCTAATCAAGTCTCGATTCATTGATTGGAAACCACATGAGTACGATCATACTTATACCATGCGATCAGTTGGTGAGTATATGAAAGACCAGCAACAACGTAAAGAACTGCTACTACTTAACTATGTCGTATGATGAACGGTATCCTCTTAAGGATTATTTAAATTCTATCAATCTTACTAAAAAGAATCTGATGGAAGATGGGGATCCTGCTTGGGAAGCAAAGTATCCTCCATATATTATCAATAAATGTTTATCCCATCATATGGATACTTTGATGATTTCTAATGAAATGAATCAGTATCCAAACCTGGATAAAAAAATGCAGTACGATTTCTTTATAAATACCGTCAGGTCCCGTAAGAGATTTTCTCCTTGGGGTAAAAAAGAAAAGGTGACGGATATTGAACTTGTCAAAGAATTCTATGGTTATTCAACCGAGAAAGCAATGCAAGCACTCAGGATTCTTACCGACAACCAACTTATGGTTATTAAAGACAAATTGAATAAAGGTGGTAAGAAACGATGAATGAACCTAAAGAAGTTCAGTGGTCAAAGGAAGATATGGTGGAGGTCAATCTGAAGGAACCAGATGATTTCTTAAAGGTGCGTGAAACTCTTACTCGTATTGGTGTTGCTTCTCGTAAGGAGAAGAAATTATTTCAATCTTGTCATATTCTTCATAAGAAAGGTCAATATTATATTGTTCACTTCAAGGAGTTGTTTGCCTTAGATGGTAAGAAAGCAAACCTGTCAGAGAATGATGTTCAAAGACGCAACCGTATTATCAAACTCTTATCTGATTGGGGTTTGGTGGAAATTGTAAAGGAAAATTCTGTAACAGATGCAGCACCTCTTAGTCAGATTAAAGTTATTGCCTATAAAGAAAAGGGTGAATGGACTTTAGAATCGAAATATAATATTGGGAAGAAAAGACAAGTTCCTGAATCCTAAATAGAAGAACCTTGCTTTTCATCAATGCCAGAAGAAGTTAAAAAGGAAGAACCTAAAAAGAAAGGTATTCTAGGTAAAATTAAAGAGGCAGCAGATGACAAGGAAGAACAACTTGCTATTCTGTCTACTTTTGTTAGGCTTGGTATCCTTGTTTGGAGCGGCGGAATACTCACGCTCGCTTATATTAAACTACCCCCTGCTCTTGGAATCCCAGAGCAAAAACTAGATCCGACTTTTATCGCAAGTGTCTTTACTGGGGTGCTTGCGACTTTTGGTGTCCAGGCAGCAAAGAAAGCAGGAGAATCTAGCAGCGGTGGTGGCATCAGTAAAGCAGATATGGAAAGATTGATTCAAGCAGCAAAAGAAACTGCACCTGCACAGACTATTCGTATTGAGCAGGCACCAATCAAAATTTCTACTGACGATTCATATAAAATGTAACGGAGAATAAAATGCAAAAAGTAATTAATGTTTTAGCAGTACTATCATTTGTAGGAACTGCTGGTATTGTCGGCGGTGGTACTGCAGTGTATCTCAATAAAGATT